AATCTCCCTGCGAGACTAATCCAAGTCTTTCTTTACACTCGTCAAGTATTTCTATTGTATCTTCAATGGAGAGTTGTTGAATATTATATTTTTGTTTTTCTGTAAGTGCCATTGTTACTGTATTACATGATTATTTACGTCTGTAAAGTGCGCTTATACATATGTTGTGCGCAATACTAAATTGACTCAAAGTTGTCATTAAAGTATTGTTCAGCAACCAACCATTGGTCATTATGGTTTTTAGGGTTTCTAGCAATCATATCGCCACTTTTAGGAGAACCATTAGCCAAATCTTCAACCGAAATTGATACCTTAACAACTCTTTTTTTATTCATTACGATTAGTTCACCAGCGTGCTTGTTGTAAACTTCAACATCGTAATCTGTAACAGGTCTCATTTCTGCAACTTGCGTTCTTCTGTATTTTTTAAAACTCATAAAGTACTGCGCACAACACAAAATAAAAAACAGTGGGTGTTGTGCGGCTTTTTAGCCACTGTGCCTTGTAGTTAAGTTTTAGCGGTTGGATAGGTCAAGACTTTCAAATCCCACCGATTTTTTATTCAAACCGTTATAGGGCATTTAAGAACGCTCGATAACTTTCCAACTTTCATAACCGAAAGGTAGCGAACCGCCAGCCCTTTGGGTTACTATTCTCTTTGCTTTTGCGATGATGTATTCATCTTCATCATTTTCATCGCAATTAACCTGAACCTCGCCTGAGTAGGTTGCTACCTGATACTTTACTGTTGCTATCATTTTGACTTGAATTAAAAACGCCCTATAACATTGTATAACCGCAAGTGGGGGCATCGTGCCAAATGCAAGTTATTTGCTCCTAATTTAGTTTAGCGTCAAAGTGAATGTTCGGAGCTTTCAATCCCCCACCTGACGGTTATACTTTGCCGTTATGCACAAGTGGCTACATCCGTTCCTTTTTCAACTTTAGTCCTAATTCATCAGGCTCTAAATAAAAAACAGGTGCTCTAAATCCGCAAGCACACCAAACACCATAGCAATCTTCATAACCTTCAGGGCCATGTAATTCATGTCCGCTTTCTTTTTCCAAATGCGAGTAAGGGCATTCGTATTTACTATAATCTGCTTTGTTTTTCATATTCTCATTTTTAATCCGCCACCAGATGCATAACAGCACCTATAAAAAATAGCGGGGTTGTTGTTAATATTTAAGTTTGTATTTCAATTTTACTTTGTTTTTAATTCGATAGTCCGTGCTTTATAATCCGCTACTTTTCATAGCTGCATTACGTTAGCCACAATTATTGGCTTTTAAAAATCTTTCTACTGATGTTTTTGATACATATTCATATGGTTCTTGATTGTTGTAATAATCTACGAAAGCCAATAACAGTTCGCTTTGCTGGCTAACAAGCGATATATTGTAGTTGCTCTCGCCATGTTCAACACCGTTCGCTAACCGTTCTTTAATAAGATTGATACATACTTCTAATCCAATTTTCACTCCTCTCCAATATGTGTCATTTTCAATATCCTCTTTATGTTCAATTGTAATTTGTTCTATCTGTTTCTCTAAATTGTTTAATAATGTTTTCATAATCGCTCACTATTTAAGTTATTTAACATTTCTTTATTTAATCAAAGTCATTAGTTTTACAACCGCAACCACAACATATCGCCAAACGTTAGCAACAAGGCTGCATTCCGTTACATTTCAAAACTATCTTTCATTAATTGTTGTATTTCCTCAATACCCTCCATTATTTTTTTAAAAGGCTCATCAAGTTTTTCTGGTGGATAGTGGTAAATATGACCATAGTCTTGTAATCCTTCTAAAAAATCATACATTTCGCTAACCTCTGTACTTTTAATTTCTTTTATATCCATTTACTTATTGTTTTTAAAACCGCCCAGTTGCTAACAAGCGGTCATAGTTAATAAAGCCGTGATATTGTTTAGTTCTTCGATTCAGCAGTAATGGCACGGCTTTACTAACCATACCACCAAACGTTATGTACAAGCGCAAGCCTGCACTTCTAATCAGGTTCAGTGGGAGTAATTTTATTATTTTTTTGCCCACCCGCTTCGGCTTTATCAAGCCGTTTGGAAATCACCTTATTCATAGCTTTCAGCAAATCATCTATAAATTGCTTATGAATTTTAGGTATTGAATTTCTTCTCACAGTTTGGCGTGAGCCTGCCAGAAAACGGCTAAGCTCACCCCAATTAATTAAATCTTCGGCTTTCATTGTTCTAAAATTTCATTCTTTAAATCATCAGCTATTCTTTTTTGGTCTATTTTGGGGCTGTCAGTTATTTCATATCCTAAAATTTCACACAATCTACGATAGTAGAAATTTTCTGTTTTGAAGGGATTTAAACACGTAGCCATTTCGTTAGTATAATTTTGAGCTATGACATTAAATGTTTTTATGTCTTTTTCTTTTAGCTCATTAAATAATTGCTTTATTGTTTTCATTGCTTTTATTTATTAAGTTTTGAACAAATATTAGTTATTATAGTGCCATTGTTTATCTTTTCATTCATCATTTTATTTACAAACCATTTAGGAATAATATTATCTTTTACAACTGAAACTGGAACCCAAAATGTAAAATGGCTGTATAATTTACCATCTTCACGTGTATCATATTCGCAAAATATTAAAACTTTCATTGCTTTACCGCTTTCTGATAAACCTTGATTAACATAATAATCAGTGTTTAAATCTCTTGCAAAATCTTTTGAAGGGTTTTGCATATAAGTGTTAAAACTTCTTTGAAATTCTTTTGCCCTTTTTTCTTGAGCTCTTTTTATGTAATCAAATTTGGTCATTGTCTTATGTTTTAAATATTTTCATTCTTCAGGAATATCCCTCAGTAATTTATCCGAATAATCGTAAAGCAATTTAGAAAGGTTCTTGTAGTAACCTGTTAACCGTTTTCTTTTATCAGGTTCTATCCTGAAAGCTATCCTATCCGTTCTAGGATTTTCTTTAAAAGGTCGTGCCATATATATCAAAATTAAAGATTTCTTCACCGTTGTGGTTTATCGGGGCTGTTAGCCGTACCCCCGCTTCAATGATAACCGTAACCAATAATCCTAAACAGATTATCAAAAGTAGAATTTCAAAAAAGTTCATGGGATTGAGGTTTAATGAGATCACGCAGACTAATGTTCGGGTGTACCCGTTCATCTACCGGCAGTAAAGCGTAGCCGTAGAGAGCTTCACCGGAAGGGCTTAACCGTACCAGTTCCTCATCCGGCTTAATCGTCTGAAGCATCTGTTCCAGCATTTCAATATCATCCTGAATAAGCCGTTTCATGGCTATATCAACCTGATATTTTACGTTCTGGCAGAACTGAATATTTTCCTTTAATTCTTTGACTGAATATTGCATAAGTCAGTTAATTTTAGTAAATTACATGATGTTCTTTGACATGAATATAATCAAATTATCGGAACCGGCGCAAAGTATATTGGCCGTCCGGAGAACCGGTTTATAACCGTTGAGAGTTTAGCCGTCTGACATATTACTGAAAACACATTCAAAATAAAGCGAATTTAAGGCTATTAGCTAATAAAAACCTTCAGACAATGAATTGGCCGTTTTATTACTTCGTAGCCTTAAATCGCTTTAAAATGAGTTTTATTCACCTCCTAAGTTTTGTTCAAAAGGTGAAAGATCACGTAATATTTCCCGCGGATCAGTTTTAGAGTAGTAAAGATCATATTCAGCGTTCTTCATTCTCAGAGAATCGGAATAGATTAATTCTTTTCCTACATCGCTAAATACTTCTTTTGCCCGTTCAGCTTGTTCCTGTAAAACGGGTAAAATTTGCCTTACCTGGTAGTTTAAGTCAACGTATTTGTAGGTTATGAATATTGAGTAGATAACCGTACCCGTTGCCAGTAACCAGGCTATTAGTTCACGTTTCTTCATTGTATTGTGTTTTTGGTTTGTTCCTGTCCGGGGAATCGAACCCCGGAGAAACCATTCAGGAGATTTTAGAGTTAGAAAACTTATCGAGTGTTAAAAACACAGGATAAAAGCACACCGCACAAGCGGAAACAATTAGTATAAAGATCATGGTTAACAATATATTGGTAGTTCAATAAAACCATTTTCAGCCCATTCCTGAAGGATCATTTCATCAGTTTGATAGTGTTCAGTTTTCATATAAGTAAAATTTAGGTTTATTTATGCGCTCTTAAAATTCGTCTGTATTTTGCATGCGGCCATCTTTTGTCGTTCTGCAATTTCCTGTACATTTTATCTATTTCAGCTAATCTTTTAGAATAATCAGAATTGATAGAATCGGATGCAATTTGTTGTTTTATTGCGTCTCTTTTCTTTTTGCTTTCAGGCATGAAGCTAGCATAATCAGAAGACAAGGAACCAAGAGAAATTAATTGCAGCCAATTATGCCGGGCCAGTTTGTTGAGCTGTTCCAGGATCGCAATGTTTTTTTCAGTTAAATCTACAGTGTATTGCAATTGTATGTTACAATCATTTGAGGTGTTTACGTGCTTTTTCTCAGGTAAGTAACCGAATTGAATTCGTAACCAATTAAGCGCGTATTTTGTGCAATGTATTTTGAATTGCATATCACCGCCGGTAAATCTACCCGTTGAATAGGTATATTTAGGCGAACATTTGAACTCAGATACTTGAAAATAAATACTAATAGGGTCATTCACATACACTTTGCAGAGGTGAATGTAATTATCTAACGTTTTCATAATAAAAAAAATTAGGTTTAACAAACTGTTTTCAATGCCAAAACCGGGATAACCTTTCGGTCATTGCCCGGCAAATGATTACATGTGAAATATTTTATCGTATGCTGTTTTTATTGCTTCTACGTGTTTTTTTGATGGGAGCACACAAACAAAATTGCCTTGATCTGTATACCCTATATTTTCCTCTTCTAGAGTGCATTCGATTTCATAATCAAATCTTTTCTTTTCTCCGGCAATGGTTAACCAGATTTTTGTTTTTAATATGCCTTTCATGGTCAATTGTGTTAAAGGGAGTTAAAATAATTAAACTCGGTTTTTGTTATATCGGTAAACGTATCAGTGTTTGCCTTGTATAATCTATAAACAGTCTTAAATATGCCTTGTTTGAGCGTTTCTTTTGCTTGTAGCCATTCTTTTGTGTCTGGGTGTTGATCGTTGCCAAAAGGGATTTTCCACGCCCTGTCTTTAATCCATTGTTCTAATTTGTCTTCTGCCGCCCTGTTCCTTTGTTTTTCCTCACTTACGGTTGAACCGTTTCTTTTCTGTATTGATAGCCATTCAGCCCTTGTTAAAACGCCTTCAGGATAACGAAAAACCTGTTTTAGTGTAAATTCTTTTTTATAGTCTTGTATTGTTTTCATAATATTTAATATTTGGTTAATTCATACATACATCAATTATCTCCGCTAATATCCTTCCGCCTCCAATAAACTTAATACGGATAGGATATTCTTGTGATTCTAGTTTAACAGGTATTGTCTTATCGTTAAATTGGATAGGCATAATACTTGTCTTTTTGTAGGCTTCGTAATCCATAATTTTAATTTTTGATTGGTTCATTACAGGGCTTTCACACCCTGTTCTCTGAATTGTGTACGGACTTGAAACCGGCAATCAATTATCAAACATCCGACAAACCTCCTCAGCCGCAAACCAGGCCATTAAATTGGGTATAGTTGTTTCCTTGCATTTACCGCCACCAAGATAACAATACAAGTCTTTTCTGTCATCGTTATCCATTGGGTTATTACGGAACACACCAAAACCGGATACCATTTTTACAACGTCTTCGCCAAGTTGTTCGGCCATCTCTTCAAGTAGTTGTACAATATGTTTTCTGTGTTTCATCGCAAAGGGCACGGTGTCGGAATAATAAGTGAAACCAGGAAAGCCGCCATCAACGCCGTGATTAACAATATCCATTACATAATCAGTGCCTCCAAGTTGCCTTATCACTGCATTTATCAGATTTTTATAATCTGGATTGTCTTGTAATACCTGTTTTTGTGTTTTCATTTTTTTCATCGTATTAAGTTTTAATTGGTTAAATTTGTACCCTTAACCGGTCACGAATCGGTTGACAGTCTTAAGCTGATTAAGGGTAAAATATCACAAGTAAACAACTAAGCTACAAATTGAGAGAGTAAAAGTCACCGCGCGACCGCTATTTTACCCGGTCAATTTGCCTTGTGCTTGTCAGTACGTCAAAGAGCTTGTAATAATTTGATGAAGTAAATGTACATACATTATTATTACTGTGCAAATATTTATACAATGGAGCGTAAAACCCATTGGTCACGAAGTGCCGATGGGATGTAAGCGACCTCCTTTTTTTCGCTTGCATTTTTGAAATAATTGTTGTATCTTTGTAGTGAAGTTCTTTGTTTGTGCAAATTAAGTTCACCTCCGGGACAGAGGGTTGAGCGCATCGAGCCGTCCTGCACAACAGGTTGTAAAACCTGAAAAGGAGGCGTTGAAGTGCGAAAAGTTCAATATGTAAAGTTAATGCTTGCATTCGCTTTCTTTTGAAGCCCATCAATCTTTAGTTGATGGGTAGTTCACACTGACAAAACCGGGATAGCTTTCACCATTGCCCGGTAAAGGATTAATAAATATCAGTTCCGTATTGTTCAAGACTTTTTGCTGCTCTTGTGGCTTGTATAATATCTTTACCACAATCCAGATGATAAACGTAACCGCGCATTTTATCGTATACTATTTCACTGCCTTTAATTGCGATGAATAGTCTTCCCCTTGTATTGTACTTCATCCGCGTAAATTGAGGTATTGCCTACGTACCAAATCAGAGTGACATCTTCATCACCATCTATATCCCAATAGTACTCAGGAGAGCGGCATACGTCTTTTGCCTTGTGTGATTCTTTATAAGCTACCATCGTATTAAGTTTTAATTGGTTAAAAGAGCTTGTAATAATTTGATGAAGTAAATGTACATACATTATTATTACTGTGCAAATATTTATTCAATTATTTTCGATGAACATTATCACCGCAAACAGGTGATTTAAATCATCAAAAGTTAATAAGATAAATCATCTTTTTCTTGCTAATTAGTTAGAAATGATTATATTTGTATGTTTTCATGGTTAGACAAAAAGGAAAGGCGGGCCGGACAACCATTTTGCAGGATCAAGGTGAAGACAGTTCGGCCCTCTTTTTAAACCAAGTACATTGAAACCTTAACTAGGTTAGTAACGTATATATATGGGCAACCAAAAAAAATACGTTATGAAACACAGAAAAGGTAACAGCGAATTAAAAAATCACCTACTTTTCAAACTCTTTTTTATAGGTGTAAAACTAAAGAGTTACAAAAGAAGAATACTAAAGTGAAAAAAGATCATCTCATAAGATCCCTTAAGCTAATTCCAGGCAATCCGGACATATTTGTTCGGATAATGAGAAGAAACGAGCCGTCAGACCAAACGACAGTATTCTCGTTGTGTACAACAACCAACAATAACCCTGAATATTTCATTCTTGTTGACTTAACTAATCAATTGAGGCAAGAAAACGAAGAAAAAACGGAAGAAACCCAGGAACTAAACCCGGAACCGAACACAAAACAAGTTAATCCATTCGATACATTGATATGAAATATCATGAATGTACTCTTAGTTGATATATTAACAGGAGAAGCCGGAATAAGATCAAAAACAGATACTGCTAAACATCTTAAGCTATCCCTTAACTTTCTTAATAAGCTAATCAAAAAAAAAGTAAAGATAATAGACCATTATTTTATTACTACCAATATAACCTTTTATAAACAGAACAAAGGTTCAAATCTTGTCGCTATTAATAATTTCCGCAAACAGCACGCCCTAAACCGTATTAAAATATCGGATAATGTAACAAATGTCACAATTTAACCCATGTAAACTAGTTTTTTCTGTAAACTTGGGGAGGGATTTATTTGTTTTAAACAGAAATAAACTACTTATCCTACCACATTACTAGGATAAATTAACTTGTCGTATAAGTAATATTATGTTAAATAGAATTGTAACTATTTGAGTATCAATATATCTATTCTAACGTGTTGCTTGTATGTGTTTAATATGATAGTAATTCGGACACAATGACAGTAAAATATAAGGTATAATAGGCATATGTACATAGCTTCATACACCATATCATATCATACACCATATCATATATACATAACCCGTCTGTAAGCGCGCTAATAAAAGGATTGAAGGCAATTGGATCAACCCCAGGGGGGTGAAATGAATGCGATTTTCTGGAGGGATGGCCCCGTCAATACGATATATTTGATTCCCCCGAACGTTTATATTTCGCAAAGACCCCATATATCAACCCTCGCATACATATAATTCTCAAAGGTTATTTCAGGGAAAAACATAAAAAAAGATATAATTATTGGTGAAAAATGTTTGGTGGGATAAAAAATAGTTGTTATATTTGGCAAGTTAATAACATTTATACGGGTAGAATGGCAATTTTCGATAGATTAGTAGAATTAAGGAAGGAAAAAAGAATAAGTCAGAGGAATATGGCTATAAAATTAGGGATGAAAGCGGGACGGTTAAACAGGTATGAAAAGGGAGATAGAAAGATAAGCATTGAATTTGTTGAGGATTATGCAGATAAGTTAGGATACGAGATAAGATTAATGGTAAAATAATGGTTTATAAAAAGATTTGTGAGTATTGTGGAAAAGAATATATTGGTAGTGTCAAGAACCAAAAATATTGCTCTCATAAATGTAGTTCAGATTTTCAAAGAGATAAATATGAGAGTACTCCTGATGCTGTAATGAGGTTTTGGGTATTCGAGAGGGATAATTTTAAATGCATATATTGTGGAAGAAGTTCTATAGAACATGGGGTAACATTGCATTTAGATCATGTATTTCCTAAGTATTCTGGCGGACTTAATACATTTTACAATGTAGTTACTTCATGTGGGCGATGTAATTTTGAAAAAGGATCAAGTAAAATATCAAAGAAAAACATTTTGCGAATATGGAGCAAAAATAAAAAACTAGGAGTTCGAACTCCTTATAAATATGCAGACGAGATAATAGAGGAATTCGAAGAAAGGTATCCAACAAGAACTCTTGATCTCATGCAATATTTTAATATAAAAAAGAAAGAGTTTAGTAATTAAACAAATAATAAAGTTCTTTGAAAGACACTGACTGGAAGCCTGAATAGGTGGATGGTCGGTTAGTTCTGAGGTGTGGCGGAAGCGATCACGGATGATCCGGTTGGACATGCAAAATCCGTGATTGATAAGTAGACGTTTTGATCCAGCGTAACTACCACCTTGTTACGCCGTTATATAACTCCGAAGTGGTATGTAGGATTACCAGTATCGAATCTGGTCGCTTCAGGACATTTTTAAGAAGCGTAGATGAATGCAATAACCAAATTTGACGAGTGGATTCTTGTTTAAGCCTACGAACCATTTGAGATATAGACAAACGAGGGATGTAACGAATTAAGAAATGAATGTGATCTTTGTCTGTTTCCATAACCTCAATTTCAAAATCAGAACCATCTGCAATAGATTGAAAGATTCGCTTAATATCATCATTTAACTGACCAATTAACATTGGCTTACGATACTTACAAACAAAGATTAAATGACATTTGAGGTAATGTTTAGACCGATTTGTTGTGATGTAATTAGATTTTTTGGACATAAAACTTGTATAGTATGTGGTTTATTATTATCTTTGCTGAAATGAGAAAACAACTAGAAAAGTTAGATGGTCAGCGTATAAAGTTGACTGCGGTTATTGATAGGTTTGGCACTAAACGAAATTATCATGGGTTTCCTGAAAACACCGTATGCTTCAAGAATGTACAGGATTTAGATGGTAACTTACTAACAGACCATATCTGGTTTACAGTAGGCAAGACAATAGCAAACCTAACCCTTAAAGAAGGGGATAGAATAATGTTTGAAGCCCGTGTATCAGGCTACATAAAGGGGTACTATAATGACCAGTTCGATTATAAGTTAAACAATATATCAAGATTACAACATGCTTAAAGTTTACATATACGGGTTGAAATGTCCTGAAAAAGGAATTGTCAGATACGTTGGAAAAAGCAAAAACCCAAAGAAAAGACTTCAAAACAACGCGAAAGAATAGAAAAACGGCATAAGCGAGAGATACTTAGAAAACTTAACCATAAAAAATGCAGATAGTTGTTTTCATGGGTTAATTAGGTTAAAGGTTGAACCCCCGGCGTGATGAACCGGGGGTTTTGTTTTTCCAAAAATTATTCATAAATATTTCGGCAAGGAAACCCATTGGTCAGCTTTGCTGCCGATGGGAGGAATTGCCGCCTCAAAGTTAAATTAAATTTGGTTGTTTCAAACAAATGAACTATATTTGTGCAGTGAAAGACCATAGAGAAAAAAGACAAAAAGTTAGGAGTTCTATTCAACGAAAAGGCACAAGGTCGTCTAAGCGACTTTTGAAACGGCTTTCTGGTCGTGAAAGAACTTTTGGCACAATCACCAATAAATACACATTTTATGCAGGCATCGAGGATTGAGGTATTTCCCGGTCGGTTATACATTGAAAGAGAGAAGATACCGGAAGGTATAATAAAAAATCCTCTTTACAAGAAAAGGTATGAGAACCGGAGAAGGAACAAAGGTAAGGTACTGAAAGCCCATAAGGACAGTATCTTTAAAGAAAACGACGATGTATTTTTCAGGGCAAGAAATGGGTTAATCATAGGCGATAATGCCGTAATAATGGAAAAAGATGTAATACTTAAAAATATGGAATTAATAGGAGACAGGATATTAGTAGAGCCGATAGAACCAGAAAAGGTAACAGAGGGCGGGTTAATAGTGCCTGATACGGTTGAGTTAAGACCTCAGATGGGTTATGCAAGGGCGATAGGTGAAGGAGTAAGGTCGGGTAAGGTAAAAGAAGGAGATAAGCTGTTGTTCTCAAAAGATGCCGGGATAAATTTCGAGCATGAAGGTAAGAGGATGATCATTGTCCAGTTCGAGAAGGAAGTAATCGCGATACTATAAAACCAATAACGATTAAACAAAAACATCGTAATAATAGAGCAATTCAATTAAATAGAAAAGGATTTAAACCATCAATAAGAAAACAACGATATAATATTCAACCAAAAGATTTAATATGGATAAATGGTAAAAAATATGTAACAAGTGGAACACATTGTAATGGTAAAAGAATAATACTTGAAAAAACAAAAAAATCAATTAACATTAATAATATTGAAAAAGTGTTTAATTTTGGTAGTTTTGTTTGGAATTAATAATTATAATTTAAATATGGAGCGACAATTCCTCCCACAAACTAAAAGATTTGTGGGTTTCCTTGTCGAAAAGATTATAAAATATATTATCCTCTGGACTCCTGTTCTTGGTGGGATATTATATCTGTTGAAACTTTTGGATGATTTTTTTGAACCGGTAGACCAAAAGAAAGTATTCTGGCAGATATGGAAGGTATATCAGTCAGTAGTCATTTCCGGTGGTGTTTTGGTTAGTTACATCAACCTATGCTTTTAAAGGATATCAACACCTCAAAATTCGTATTTGACCCTAAGTCAAAAGACTTTGAGGAAAAGGTATTATTAGAAGTAGATTCGGCAGACCTTTCAAAAGGTCGCAAGAAATGGTTTACTTACTTGTCAATAGTATATGATCCTGCAAGTGAGATAAGAAGGAACTACAGGGAGTATATCCAGAGAAAGTTTATAGCTGCACAGATTGCCGGGTTTGAGTTAGATGAATCGGGGAGGTTCTCAAATAAAACTGAAGAGAAACTATTAAAGCAAGACCGTAACTTCAATAAGGTAGTATGTAATTTTTGCCGGGTAATACTCAATAAAGATTACGAGCTGTACGAACTGCTCATAGAGAAATTTAACCTTGAAATACGCAAGAGGCAGGATTCCGGTGAGCCGTTAGATGAGACAGGAAGGAAGAACCTTCAGGCGATGAAAGCGGATATTGAAGAACTGGAAATAAAGATATTCGGTGGTGAAGAATCGGTAGGGTTAAAAGACCAATTGTACAATCACCTGTTAGAGTTTTTACTTGATAAGTACCATCAGGGTATAGAAGTACATAAGAATTCAGACAAGTCGCTATCTAATAAAGACAGGCAGTTATTGCAGAATATTAAGTCAGATATAGAAATCCTTGAAAAAACGATATTAGGAATTGTGGAAGTAGATCTGAAAAAGCAGCTTTATGAGGGCGTCGATTCGGTAAAAGATCCGTTACCGAGGAAAGAGGTAGAGATGGTAGAGTTCGAGAAGAACGGGTTAATGCCGTATAGTCCTTACGGGCTTACATATAAACCAGACAAGCTAAGGTTTGTCGGAGATAAAATACCACAATAAATGAAAGCATTTTTATTTTTTTACAACAAACAGGAGTGGCTTAGAGATAGTCCGAGTGAAAAATCTATTATAATTGGAGCAGGAATAAAGATAGGATTTAATAAATCTTATTTTGAATATTTTAATCCAGGAAAGGAAATATGGCCAAATGGAGGTAAAAAAGGTAAATATATATTTCATGTTTATCTTTTCTTTTCAAGATGGAATGTTGATATAATATTTTACAAAAAAGATGATAGGAAAAGCACTAAGTCCGGTACTTGAAGAAATAGAGAGAAAATTATGGCAATTTGAGGCCAACGGAGGAGATAAGCCTAATTATGATTTAGCCGGGTTCAGAGCTTCCATGAAAATATTTATGAGTACATTACTCGATAAGATGTGTGAATTACAGGAGAAGGAAGGTATGAGTATTGAGGACAGGGGTAATATGGCTGAAAAAGTAGGATTAGAGTTAAGAAAATTAGTAAAGACGTACACTGATATAGACACCATTGAACTTTTCAAATGACTTGGCACGAGAAAAATAAAGAACACGTAAGGGCGTATCAAAAAGCGTACAGAGATACCGACCACGAGTTATATCTGGCAATGAGGAAAGCGTACTATCAGAAGAACAGAGAAAAGCTACTCAAAAGGCAGCGAGAATATTATCAAAGAACCCGTGAGGAAAGAATCAAATATCAGAAACAATGGATACAAAACCAGAAGGCAGCGTGAAATTAACCGATAAATAGTAATTATCGGCAAAATAACCGAATATGGTGGCGTGAAAAAGCGAAATTTTAGAATGATTATATTTGTGCAGTTAAAAAAGCTGCGATAAAAATATTTTATTTGTTCATTCAAATAAATCCTGGCTAAAGTTCTTTCTACTTCGCAGTTTTTTGACTAAGCCAGGATTTTTTATTATATATGGTAAGAATTTGCGTAGACTATATTGATCAGATCAAGGACAATCATAATAAGATGAATGCTTTTGCTTTATGGTTGAAGTTGAAGATTCGTTACCGCAATGGAGTTATCTACGATTACACACCGGAAAAAATATCAAATACCTTTAAAGTTTCAGTATATCATGTAAAAAAGTTAATCCCTATTCTTGAAAATATGGGATTAGTGAAAATTTGTAATTACAAAAATGAGGTAAGAATAATAATTGAAAGTTTTAGAAAGATATCTACAGGAAACAATCTCAAAAAAAATGCAGACATACACATGACGGATAGTCTTGATGTGGTTGTAGCAAAACTGAGGGCTATCCTGTTTTTGTTTACTATTAACCGGCAGCGCAAATTAGTTGATGTAACAACAAATTTAAAAGAGCTCAAATTAAAGTGGAGAACCTTAAAAAGGTTAACACTGAAATATCAAAAGACCCGTAACGGTCTTGATAATGTTGATACAAACATCTATTCCGGCTACCGGTTATTAGCAAACGCTTGTGGAATTAGTATAGCAAGTACAAAAAAAATGTTGTTGTATTTTGTCAAGTTCGGTATTATTAAGCAATTCAAGCGGTACATTATCGAAGCCGATGAAACACACAACGAATTTTTACTTGCTGAGAAATACTCACTCCATAAGGGATATTACTTTTCAAAGAACAAAACAGTCTACAAGCATTTAGGTACTATATTCGTATTCTAATAAAAGCTCTATAGATTGTTCAAGTTTTTCATATACAAATATATGGAAAGTTTTTTTCTTTTGCAAATATTGATATATTCACATATTGAGATACTTACATAAATGAAGTACGCTAAAGACTATCTACCACACGATCAATATCTAGTAATAAACGATAACGACACATCGCTACGCCCTGTAGTATTAAAACTTCCTGATCCCCCGGATTTAAAACTAATAGATGGTTACGGACTACCGATACACGAACAATACTTTATAAGAAAAGAGACTCCCGATAAATTACTTCAGGTAGAAAAGAGGGCCAGAAAGGAAATAGAGAAGCAAAACGAAAAGAGTTCCAACAACAGGTTCAATGGGTATCACATTCAAAAAGAGTTCTGGAAAATAATAGAAGAAGAAAGAGACAGCCTACAGGAGGAAATAAAGTGGATGTGGGCTAATCACTGGTATCTGAGGTATGGGTACTGGTTTTACAACTGCGGTAAGCCTACGTATATATCACCGTGGCACTTCTATTTTCTTAACTTCCATTATCTCAATGAAGGTAAATGTTACCCTGACTACAGAGATGTGGACAGGAGAAATAATCTTGCTAAGTGGTATGCGTATACGTGTATGGAAACATTTTCAGAGATTGACAACGAAGGCAATCCGGTAAGTTTGGATATGAAAGATGTCGGCAGGAGATTATTTTTCGGAGAGATAAAGCCCAAACGGAGGAGGGAGGGGGCATCGAACCAAGCGTTATCAGTAGGGAAATGGATACTCATGAATAACAAATCAGCGTTTTGTGATATTGTTGCGGATGAAGGAGACCATGCGGAAGGATTATTCAAAGACAAGCTGGCTCCGTCATGGTTTTATACTCCGTTATGGCTTAAGCCTATTTGGGACGGTAATGAGATACCTACATCCGGGATAAACCTTTCACAACCCAAGACGGCATTAAAAGAAGATTGTTTAATGTCATACTTTGGGTTTACTAAAAAGTCAACAGACAGGGCGTTAGACTCAGGACAGTATATGTTTGTATTATCTGATGAGAGTGGTAAGGGACGTGTTAGGGGTAACGTTTCAAGTGCTTGGGCCATTATTAAAGAAACACTTGCGCAAGACTTAATTATTCACGGGTGGAGTTCTCATCCATCAACGGTAGAAGAAATAGAATCAGGTGGGGGAGAATATAGAACAATGTTCGAGTTATCAGATTTCTATAAAAGAAAACCTTCAGGACAGACATTATCAGGATTATTCAGAATATTCAATCCTGCTTATGATGGCATGGACGGTTTTATAGATAGGTGGGGATATTCAGTAATAGAAAAGCCTACGGAACTACAGTTAAAGTACCCTGCATTAAAAAACCCTATATACGCACACGAGAATAAAGGGGCGAAAGAATCCCTTCAAAACGAACTCAATGCGTACCTTAATGACGGTAGTTACGAGAAGTTAAAAGAATACCGCCAATTGTTAAGAAAAAAACCGATGTGTCTTACGGATTGTTGGAGAGGATCAGCAGGAGACATGGGTTATAATATAATTAAGATAGACAAGGCGATAGTCGATGCAAAGAACACTAAAACATATAGGGGTAACTTTTATTGGGCTATCCCCGATCAGATAGTAGGTTGGATAAATGACCCTAAAGGCCGTTGGATAGTATCTGATTTTCTTATCGGAAGGTGTAATAAGTGGAAATATACGATATCTAACCATACAGATCCGGCAACGGGTAAAAGGGTAAAAGCGAAAGCCCCGATGAATTCTTTAATATGTACTGCCGGTATAGACCCTTACAGAAGTAGAACTGCATCGCAGGCACAGAGTAAAGAATACGGTGAAAATACTAACCTGTCAGATGGAGGCGGGGCGATACTATTAAATCCTGATTCGGTATTAAATGGGGACTTGCCGGACGATCAGTGGCCAACCCCTAAATTTATATGCACGTACAGGAACCGTATGAACACGTTAAAAGAGTACGCTGAAGATATGCTTATGATGTGTTTCTATTATGGTGCGCCGTGTATGGGAGAAAGAAATACGGAGTATGTAATAGACTATTTTATAGAAAGGGGTTACGCCGGGTATTTAATATACCTGATGGGCGCAACGGGTAAAATAGCACCTCAACCGTGGGTATTCTCAGGCGGTCAGAATAATACCGCAAAAGGCGATATGATCAATTTTACGGCAGAGCATATTGAGAAACACGTACAGAATGAATGTCACGTGGACTTACTAACAGAATGGAAAAGTATAAGCTGCCCGGAGGATTATCATAAGAAAGACTTAGCTACAGCAGCCGGATGGGCTTTATTCGGATACCAGAAAGGATACCAGAAGAAGATCGACAGGATAGAAAGGGGTAGGGTTATAGATTTAAGTAAATCATGGTTAAGGCCACATAGTATTTGAGTGAAATTTCAGTTTTACAGAAATCTTATTTTTACAGAAAAATAAGTAAATGCCAAATATTCCGAATGTTGATATTCAGCAGAGAGATGGGCTGTTATTCCCCGATATGGAAAGGATACCTTACTCTCAGAAGAACACTCCTGAATATGCCAGACAACTTATAAAAGCAGTATACGGACAGTATACAAATAATCAGGGCGATATACCGTATACAGGATGGGATGAAAGAGTAGAAAAACTACGCAAGATAGCAAGAGGGCGACAATCTCCTGAACAGTACCGTGATTATTTTGCAGGGGGGGAACTTCCTACACTTAATGTCCTTAATGATCTTGATACTACACCTAAAAGCAATGCAGAAGCATCACGCAAAGGATGGTTTACCGGTTTTTTTGAAGAAGTAGTAAGTCCTATGCCCAATATGCTAAGAAAGGCTAAAGGAGACTTTTTAAGCAGGGACGTAGATGTGAAGCTTAACAGTGTTGATTCAGATGCGACCAGCAGGGAATTGTTAAGGATGAACAAGGAATGGGCAAAGTTCAAGACAAACAGAGTAATTAATGATATAAAAAAACGTGCCGGATTGCCTACCAGGGAAGAAGTATTGACGGATTCTTATGAAGCGTTAATGGATATTAAGAATGAAGGAGGTTTTAAAGACAGGCTGATGATAGCAATGGAGCAAGCTATCACGCATACTGAAGATATATCAAATTGGTCGCAATCACTAAAAGAAAAACTATTCGATGATATATGGTCTAACGGGGTAGCTTTTGGTGTAGCTGAATATGATGAAAGCCAGTGCAAAGTAGTATGGAGATATAAAGATATAAGAAACGTAGGCTGTCAATACTCATGGGAGAAAGATTACGATGGATGTCAGGCATTTTACTGGTTTGAAGAAGTCCCGTTAAACAGGATAAGGGAAATTCAGGACAGGATGACGGACGGTACAAAGATGGGATTATCCAATGAAGATTTTAAAAAAATAGGAAATCGTTACAGGACATATTCAGATAATGTTAAATCAGTATGGTATACAAATACAGACTACATGTCTAACGCCATTGATGTTAATGTATGCGTTATGCACCTTAGAATTATGGACGTTATCAAAGAAAAAGAATTAGAATATAGTACCGGGACAAAAAAATCACGGGTAGCTTATACTGATAACTATAACAAGAAAAAATACAAACTAATAGAAACAAGGAGGTTAGCCCGTTATGATGTTTCATGGTTAGTAGGGACTGAGTTTATATTTGATTGGGGATGGGCTAAAAATCAGGCTTATATTAATGGAGTCCCTTCACTTGGTTTTGCGGGGTTCAAGCTTATGGAAAAAAGTCCCGTAGAATCACTTGTGCCTATTGCTCATTTATTTTCAATACATTGGATAAAGTTCGTCAATACACTTGCTAAAGCACAACCGGACTTCCCGGCCATAGACATATCTAAATTAGCTGAATATGGGGATGGTGATAATAAATATGATCCGTTGATGGGGTTAAAGGTATTGAGGCAGGAACTTGCATTATTATACGTAGGGGAAAATGCTACCGGTCAGGGAGGGGATAATATACCGGTTAAATTTATACAGAGTACTGCGTATAAAAGTCTTACGGAGCAGCTTAGTATTATGGAGGGATTATTAAGGCAGGCTGAGATATTAACAGGGATAAGCCCTATGTATTACGGAGCGGCACCGGATAAAGGACAGCCGGTAAGAACATCATTAGCAAGTCTTAATTCAACAAATACATCAATGGGATATCTGATGCATGCCGTAATGAGGATAAAGATAAAGTTAGCGGAGCAGACAGTTCCAATGATTGCTAACCTAATAGATATAGATGAGGTTTCAAGGGAGAACTATTCAACGGTCATAGGAGAAGATGATGTCCAGTCGATCATTGACAATATGGGACAGATGGATAAGCTAGGGCTTAAATTTTATCCAAGACCTACAGATGAGATGAAAGACCGGGTAGTCCAAAATATGCAGTTCTATGTGGCGCAAGGGTTCCTTGACCCCGTTACTGCAATGAATATGGAATATCATTTATACAGGGGCGGTAATTTTATGGAGATACTTCATAAGGTAGACTTTAAAGTACGTCAGGAAAAGAAAAGGCTTCATGCTGAGAAGATGGAAATGATAAGAGAGCAGGGAAGAGCCAATGAGAAGGCTGCACAGGTAGAAATACAGGGTAATCTTAAAGAAAAACAGATGGATGCTCAGATACAGCAACAGAACGCATTTTCAAAAGGATTATCGCAAACGGCAATAGATGAAAATAAAATGCTTAATGACGTAAAAAAGATGCTTGTAGAGAAAATGATAGAAAGGGGAGAGGACACTACTAATGTAATAACTGATTTACAGGAGATTGCCAATGCCAGAAAGCAGCAATTAACTGTATGAAAAAGTGATATTTTGAATTATATATATTTGCAGAGACCAACAAAACAAAATTAATTATGGCAGACGATATAAAAGATTTACTGTTTTTGAAACAGGAAGCACAACCGGCAGCAACGGAAACTGTGAAAGCAGAAATTCCTCCGGTAGAAGTAAGTGCTACTGAAGTAAACACAAGGGAAGCAACATCTGAAACTCCTAAAGTGGAGGTAACACAAACTGAACTGCCGGAATATTTAAAAAAGGTCAGTGAGTATTCAGGAAGGGAATTTAAAAGTGATGATGAATTAAAAACGTTCTTTGAACAATACGATATAATCTCAAAGGAACATTCCGATTTAAAGGGTGCTACCGAGAAGAATAAAGTTATCGAGGAATTTATCAGGGAGAAAGGGAAGTTGTATGATCCCGTAGCTATGTTTGGAGGAAAGGACAACTACAGAAAACTACAGATAGCTACAGAGCTTGCTAAAAGTGGTGACAGGACGATGGCGATGGAGTTAGTCTCGTCAGACCTTGATAAAGTTCACGATCTTGACCTGATGGGTAAGTTTGCCCAATATAAGACTCCCGGACTTGATGGAGGATTAAAAGGAGGAATAGAAGCGTACCTTGAAAGTATAGGGGTAAATACGGATGATATCGAGGATTGGAACACCGCTAAAGAACTGTTTGAAAAACTACCTTCAAAGAAAAGAAGTGTAGTACAGTTAAAAGCGGCAGAATTACGGGATAGTTTAAAGAAATCTATTCAGTCTGTAAATGTCCCTGATGCAGAGAACCCTATAACAGAGATTATATCGAAATATGACGAACAGACAAAGAATATAGAAGCCTTACAAGGTCAGTGGAATCAAAAAGAGGTGATGACTCAGATAACTGACAGCCTTAAAAAGTTACCATTACCAAAGTACGGATTCGACTTTGAAATAAAAGAGGATGTCTCGCAGATCGTAAACGATTATCTTGCTTCCGCAGCACGGAGAGGCGTACAACCTGATGAGGCCGGAAGGCTGAAGGTGCTGAAAGCTATCCAGGAAGAGATATTTAGCAGGAACAGGTACCAGATCATTGATGCTATAGTATCTCATAAGGAAGCGGAGATAAGAGCTGAACTTCAAAAGAAGTACGAGAACAAGACTCCGATAAGCACACCACAGGCTCCTAAATTGGACGATGCAGCGAAAGCGGCTAACGCACAATGGAGGAAGGTTGTAGGGGTGTAAATGTGAAACTTTAAAAAATAATAAAATGCCGACTACAGCAACAATCGGTGGAGCGGCCGTAACGACCCCCACCAGTAATATGACGGTAGGAAATACCGGAGCGACTTGGCTTTCCTGGATGGCCAATGTAGCAGGAGTTACTGATCCTAATACTTATCCGCAGATCTACAAGAAATACGGAAAGACAGCATACCCATTATTCAGGGATATCATCCGTGCAAAAGGGCAGGAAATGGGAGGCCCGGCACAGGACTTAAATGTTCTGGAAGAAACAGCATATTGGAGACCTATTGTTACACGTGAAATAATTTCAGCCGGGGAAGCCGGGGCAGCTATCACTGTTTATCTGCATTCGAGTAATTACGAGAGTACCAAATCACCGGTACAGGAGCGTGATGTTATTCTTATCCCGGCCAAATATCTGAAGGCAGGACAGAATAAATCAGCAGAATATGTTGTGATGAAATTGGGAACAGATGCACTTACAAACGACACTCTTACTTGCTATCCGAAAAATACAGCTACGGATATTGACACAGATATTCCGGCAGGAGTTGAACTGGCAGTAGGGCCTAACACATGGGCGGTAGGTGAAGGACAGCCGAAAGGTAAGAACAACTTCCCTGTAGACTACACCTATACTCGTGGTATTATCAAAGCTACCGTAGGTATTGAGCAGGATTCTGTTGCTACCAAATTTGAGCCTGTAGAATTTAATGGAAACCGTTGGCTTATCAACGACCTTACTATTAAAATGGAAAGGGACATTGAATTCATGGAAGACTGGATGTTTTTCAGGGGAGAAAAAAACAGCAACCAATCCGTTCTTTTAGGTACTTCAGGGATCACAGGAGATAATGGGATACTTCGTTCATGTGACGGTCTGACGACCCTTATGGATGATTATTCACTTAACGATACCTATGACACTACATTCGATGAATCACATCTGGATAATGTAACCGAAGGGCTTATCGCAATGGGCAACCCGTCAAGGGACGTAGCAGTGTACTGCGGCCATATGTTCCGCAAGGATATGAACGATGTGTTCAGGGATTACATGGAGAAATATTCTTCTTCCGATCTGTATGACCGGGTTAAGAATATGCTAGGGGTAACCCCGGATGTATTGAACTGGAATGGTGTAAACTTCTATTTCCAGATACTTCACACGCTTAGCAATCCTTCAGTAACCGGTATTACCGCAAGTGGAGATTATCTGTATGAAGAACCTTATATGGCTATTTTCATCCCTGATAACCCTATCACGGTATCTAAGTTCGGGGAACAGGTAAATGCTTCTATACCGAATATCGGAGTTCAGTATACCAATTACAATGGCGAGAACAATGGTAAGGTGTTCAACATACTGAAAGGTATGACAAACCTTGAAGGAGGTAACCTGGGTACTGACAAAGCAGGTGTATTCTACTACATGATGTCAGAATCTAAGTTCTTCGGTGGAGCCTGGGAGCAGAAATTCCTTTACAGGAAACAGAAATAAAAAACGGAGGGGGTAATACCCCTCCTTTCATAATACCAACACAAAACAAAACAAAATGATAGTCGTAGATAAGAAAGAATTGAATTTAGACACGCCGGTAACGCATAATGAACTATTGGTGTCTAAATGGATCTCAGATCAAAAAGAAAAAAGAGGTAATGATGCAGTCATAAAACTCATCGACATAACGCCTCTGAAGAAAAATCAACTTGTATTTAAGCAGCCGAAAGGATTTGACGTATCAGGGCATAAGGTAAACAGTAAGACCGGTGTGAAAGAATACTGGATATACTGTGACCAGAATCCTAAAGTGTTGAAAAACGGAGAAAAGTATTATCCAAAGAAACATTTAAGGTTTTTCCGGGAAGCAAGTTTCTCTTTAAACGGAGATGCCGCATTGCTATATTTCTTACTTGAAGTAGTAGATGTAAAACAGTTCGGTTTTATCGTAGAGGACAAAGAGGCAATGGCAAAGAAAAAGCTTGACATGAGAAGAAATGCCTCTATTGTTGAGAACATAATCCTTGAAAAGTTAACGAAAGAAGATGTCGTTAAGTTTGCCGGACGTTGGGGGATAAAAGTAGATGGCAAAGGAGATAACGAACTTCGTGATGAACTATGGGAAGCCATAAAAGTGATGAATGAAAAGGCAAGGAAATCCGGTGACGATGATAACAAGATTTTCAGGCAGTTTATTGCCGAGGCTAACAGTGACGGGACAATTGTAAAGGTAGGAATGTACTTCTATAAAGCTTTAAAAGATAAGCTTATCTCGTTCAATCCGAACAACAGGACATATTTCTGGACGGACAGCCATGAAGTATTAGGAGGATATATCCCGCCGAATATGATCCATTCAAAGGAAGAATATATTATCAACTTATTGACCAATGATGAAAAAGAAAGAAACCAATTTATGATGGTTTTAGGGGGAGAAGTCGATAAGGTAGCTGCTGACGCCGGGGATTATAAAATGATCAAATCGCCTATGGCAAAAAAGGCATGGGCTAAAAAACATCTCGGATTAGAAATTCCTTTGGTAAGACTTGAAGAAGGGGATAAGCTAATCGAGGAATTTTTGAATAAGAGCAAAGAACAAGTTCCGACAGAATAGTGTTTTGTTTTCGTTGGTTGTCAGTCCTCTTGTCTTTAAGATAAGGGGACTTTTTTGTAATAAAAATCCACGGTTCAGTTGACCGGGGATAAACTAACCGTTCCTTCAAAGTTATGAAATCTTACCAAGGTTAAATTCCATTACTTCTTCTGGTTTGCAACAGGCACCGTAGAGTCCTGTAATAAATCGCAACAAAATATTCAAGGATGCATTCAAATCTGCGTTGTCCTCGTGGCTACATTTAAGACACCTGAATATCTCTAAGTTTCGATTCATCCTATCAGAATAACCACATTTCGGACAGGTTGTACTTGTATAAAACGGAGCTACAGTGCGAAACTTAACACGGTTAAGTTCACATGCCATTTCAAGCCGTTTCAACCAATACTTCCAATTCCAAATTCCAATAGAGCGTCTAATATTTTTAGTCAATAGACGTTTGACCTTTGTATTCTTTCCAAGATCCTTCAATTTTTCAACTACAATCATATCAGGATCAAGTTTAATTATCTCTTGGACTACTTCATCTATTCTTTGTTTTAAAGCTCTACGAGCCTGTTTCTGACCGTTTGAGCCATGCTTACATCTCTTTACTCTTTCAATACATGATTTAATGTCAGTACCAAGCTGTGTTCTATTTGAAAGAGATGCTAAAGCATTAATACCAGTATCAATACCCAAAACCTTGTTACCTTCTTTTTTAGGTAAAGTTTCAATTTCAAAACTAAACTGAACATATCTATCTGTAATGATATATGAATTCAATCGTTTACCTTGCAGACTCAACTTATTAAAATGTTTGTGATATCTAATTGGTAAATCCATTATATGTTTACCACCAACAGAAGCAACGTGCAACCAAGCATCAAATTCAACAGACTCCTTTGAATCTATCAAATCAGCGATAGTACAAGAAACATACATTCTTTTGCCTTTGTGAACAGGCATTACCATCTTATTTGGTTTATCTTTCCACCTTTCACGAGTAGCTTTGATCATATCAATCGCTTCACGGGCACAAACTTTCCGCAATCTTGCCGATAGCCACGTATCCTTTGGAAGATCAACTATATCTTTAAGCAATTCAGATTTGGATGGTAAGTTGCCATTCTCCCAGAAGTGCTTAATAAAGACATTACAAACCTTACCATATTCAGTAAGTATAGTTTGTAATTCTTCGATTTTAGATTTAGTAGCAAACTTTAAGCTACATTTAGTTGATCTTATCAGTTTCATACATATACAACGTCTTTAAGACCACCTATATGTTGGTGTTGATTCACATCGGGATTGTTACAATCCAGTACTTTATCCACAACACTGAGAGTTTCCTCTCTGTTTAATTGTGAATTTGTAGAGCAAAGAACTTGTGAAGCATTCTCTGGTACGTTTTTTAACTCTAATTGTAACTTCTGCATAAATTTTAATTTTTAAGCTCCCTAATCAACTCTTACGTTGTGCATCACTACACAAGCCCCTTGATCTTCAGTCAAGGGGTAATTGACTTTGTTTCTTTTTCCTATTTTCAGCACTTCTTTTGCCATAAACTTTTGATGATGTTGAAGCAACCAATGACATAATATCTTCAACCAATTCAGCTTCAAAAGACTTTGGTAATGTTTCTTCTAATATAACAACATCTACTCCATGACTACTGAAAAACCTTTGATAAACTGCAAAGTTAAACCTTGTCAATCTATCTTTATGTTCAACAATAACTTTATTAATCTTGTGTTTTTCTGCAATATCTAATAGTTTATGTAATTTAACTCTTGTATCTGACATTCCAGAACCAACTTCTTCAAAGATGAAATCAACTTGATATTTCTTTTTAACGCAATATTCAAGCAGTCTACCTTTCTGTCTATCTAAATCACCTTTTTGTTTCTGTTCATGGGAAGATACTCTACAATAAACCCTTATTTCTTGTTTGCGCCGGTAACTTTTGCGGCCATGTTCAATACAAAATCATCCCATGTCCAATCTGTTTCCTTTGCAATTTTCTGTCCTAACCTTACAACAGCCTGAAGTGCTTCTTTTGCTTCGGGATTCAATTCATCCATCTTACCCAGGTAGTCAGAAACAATAGCGTTGTAATCAGAAATACTCGAAACAACATTGTTGTCAACTTCTGTTTTGGTTTTGTCGATAATGAAAGCTCCGACAATAAGCAGATCTTGTCCAATTTCGCTATTAAGAATAGCTTTAAATTCTTCGGGAGTTAATTTAATCTTACCCATAAAAGTACTTTTTTGATTATTAATAGAAATTATAGATCGTTATAACGTGTACAAGGTACGAAAAAAATTGAATAAATAGTTTGTTTATGTAAAAAATGTATTATAGTTGTGTCGTTATAGCACACATATTAATGAGAAGATTTCGTGAAGATTTCTTGTAATATATTAAGCCTTATTGATTTTTCAGTAAGGCTTTTTAATGTTTTTATTAATAGAATCGTTAACCTTTCGTATAATTGACTTGTCAGATTTAAGATCCCGGTGTATAATTCCTACGCCTCCCAAGATTGTAAATCCGAAGTTCATCGCTTCCAGAACATCGGGATCAACATTGTTTTTTACGACTGCCAATTGACAGGCTCCTAATCCGATAATGGATATTGCAGATTTTTTACCATTAAACCATCTGCCAGCTTTTACAACACCTGACCAAACTTTCTGACCAAATGTCTTTTGGGGTTCTTGTGTCATATATTAAAATATTTAAGTTGTCCTGAAATGAATAGTTCAGCTTCGGATTGCCTTCGGTACGTTAGTCCGGGAAGTACTTTTAATACTCCATTAGTCCTAATTTTATTCCACATTAGAAATGCCTCGTAAATCCTTCCGGGAGAATCTTTAAGTTTAACCCTTTTTAATAATGAACTGGAACCAAAATTTCCGATGCCTATGTTGTACACAATTGATACAAGTGCATCAAATTGATTTTGGTTAATGGGTAAATTAAGGCTATTTACCATGATTTCCCTTTTATCACAATCTTCGTCCAACCAATCTACAGCTTTGCTTTCTGTCAGCCCTTCGCAAAGTTTATAGGCAAGTTTTTTGTCTTTCTCACCTTTCAGGAATGATCCGGTTTCAGGATTCCTCAATGCCCTGCCATATCCACCTGTCCAGATACCTTTCGGGCAGGTTTTGGGCTGTAGTCCTATCATATGAAGATCTCCGTCATGAAGTCCTTCATAATGCTTGATAAGATCAAGTCCTTGAGTACTGATTTTAAATGAGGTCATTGTTTCATTTTTATTAAATCCTTTATATCGTCTAATCTGCAAGCGAAATCTTCAAATCTCGCACTTACAAAGCAACGAAATTGTTCTATCGTGTCCTTAAAATCGTTTTTCACGTTAGCAAGGTCACGTTCACCTTCCTTGCTCATATTATCAATTTTATCGGTTAAATCTTTTTTTATCTCATCAAGTGCCGATTTATCTGCTTTCTTATCAAGAGCTTCACGGGTTTCTTTTTTTGATGCTAATATCGCACCCCCAATTGACAATAATAAAGTTACCAATATAGAACCTATTTTTATCCACATATCATGCGAAGCAGAAGCCGAAATAACAGTATCAAGATACATAAGGCCATAAATATTATAAATTCATACAAAAACTTCCATCCATATTTAATTGCCATCAGATTATAGAGAAATATACAAAAATACCCCAACTGCACCAACCCGACAATCAATATAATCCGGCCTTTTAATGTGTCTGTGCTTAAAGCTACCAATACAATACCTGTTCCGGCACAAGTAAACAGATAATGGATCGGAGATAGATCAGTAATCAAAAATAGCGGATAGGATGCAAAGATTAACAATGCACCTATCACAGCTATAGTATTTCTAAACCTCTCACTCATTATTTTGGAGGTTTTGGAGGATCAGGCGGTGGCGGTATTGTGTCATGCCCGGCGGTGATCATACTTGTCAGTCCTTGCGCTGCCGAAGCTATTGCGACAAAAGCGTCCTTTGCATCTTTGACCTCGCTCTGTGGCTTTAGTTCAGATTCATTGAGCCATAGAGGGGAGTTATAAAACTTGATTGTCCCGTCGTAGTACTCGATCAGAGGACACCAACCATAAATAGATTTCTTCAGTGCCGATATCAGGCTGATGTTGTCAATCGTATACTCATAAATAAAAAGTTTAACCAGGTATTCAAAAAGCACATCACCGGAACCGCCTAACATACTTTTGATTTCAAATTCAGGAAGCTGGTTATTCAGAATTTCAATCACACTTCCCTGAGTTGTGATATTCGAAATGTTATTCGAATTATCCGCATCGTGGAAATTGAACTCGATGTTCTTGTTTTCGTAAAGGGTTATATTTTTTATTCCTGCTTGCATAGCTTGAATTCGTTTCCTAAGTTACACCCCGGACAATCCTCATTCAACAGCCTCTGAAAATTCATGCACTTTGAACAATCAATTCCCTTCAGCTTTCTTTTAGCTTCCCGGAGTTGTTTTGGTGTGAGGTGGAGGGTCATTTTATTCAGTTACAGTTAATGTTAATTCAGCAGTTGTCCAAATACCTTGTAATGTTGTCACTTTACTAGCCGTGGCTGCTTCCATATCATCCCCACTAATATTTAACGTGCAATTTGCGGTTGGCGCATTAGTGGTATAATATGCAATCATAGCATCCAACAAGGCATCTACTTTTAGCGATGGAAAAGCATTGTTTTCAATCCTCATCAAGGTCATACCAGTTCGGAAAGTGGTTAAATTATCAGCATTCGTGAAATCACAGTTGTATGCCCGGTAATTCAAGGCGTTAGTAGCATGAGGAGTAATTTGAGGAATACCCCCGTACAAACTCGTGGAATAGATATACACTATGGTAGCTGATGCCGGTAGAATCCAATCAGAACAATCCCCGGTTAACTGTGGATTGTTATACAAATATATCTTGTCTATAGTTGCAGGAACAGTCCACGTACTTAAATCACTTGTATACCCATTATTGCCACAATATAAATTAACTAAACCGGGTAATAATGGTAAAGGTAAATGATTAATAAACCCATTACCACTCCCTGATGTAAATTGAGTGACGGCCTCAAATCCATCCTCACTGGTAGCAACAATCCATCCGTATTTACAAGTGATAGCCGGTAAATCATTTTGAGTAACAACATCCCCTTCATCATACCCCACCATCCACCGTATAGTTTCCCCTGTCTTTGTATTGGTTTGGGTATTGATATTGGTAGCGGTATTTGAATTTTCAAGAAATAACAGGAAATCACAACTATCTTTGTTTAATCCATCAGGCCCAAATGTGGTTAAGACGTAAGATGACCCAAGTATCCTTTCAATGGTGTCTTTTTGAGCTTGTGAAAAAGTATACATCTCATCATTAATATCCACATAACTGAGCATCATGGTATGCGCCCACGTTGTACCAACCTCCACCTCTCCCCCATACGCCACTACTTCCCGTCCCGTCCGGCCTCCGGTCAAAGCCTTTGGAGTAACTCTCACAAGAGGAAAGTATGTACTTGCCGTGTCTGGCAGGGTTAATGAATCATCTGTTTCTCCCGTCAGGATTAAAGCGTTTGCAAGGGTGCTGTCAGGGGTTAAGTACCATTGGTAAAGATGTGTTCCCGCTGAATCGTTTTCCCTGTCCTCATAAGTAGGATTAGCGGTTAATGTTTCTCCGGGTATGTTATCTCCTGTAATAGTTACTGAACTGAAGTAAGGATATTGATTGTAACGTATATCATTATCAATTATAATAAGCGATTGCCCTTCTCCATTATACCAATAGATTGTATCAGGCGGGATTAGATATGTCTGTCCGAATACGGACAACGGGAAAAGTAATAGTATGAGTAGTTTACTGTTTTTCATAAGCTCCTATATCTGGTGTTCCATTCATTGTATTTTCCAAAATATCCCAAGTTTGACCCCAATCATTTCCTGTATTAATAAGATCAGAGCCAGTTACTAATCTATAATCATTAGTTGCAGCATCCTCAAAGTCAGATGCGCATGTATCAATATCTGCATGATATGTTACTGCGGTATGTTCATCAATATTACCTATATGCATGTAAACGCCCGTAAAGCCAGGGACGTCCTTAAGCATAATATGCCACTTGAACCATGAATATTTGACACGGTACTTTATAGTAAGCGGAGACGGCTTTCCATTAACCAGCGTTTTATTCAGCACTAACCTGTACCTTCCTTCAGGGACACGCGTTTCCTTTTTAACCTTCACAGCATGAAATTCATCTTCCAGGATAAATGCATCGGGGTATGATAGATCGAAGGCGAAGAACAGCCCGTAGGTATAGTCTTCAGCATGAGCAAAACGGTGGAGAAATACTTCCATTTATCCAAAAATTAATTTAAAAGCGATTGAAAACCCTATTGTAATTACAGCGGCGGCACCTAATATCCATGCACGATCCGTATTATAACGTTCCCTTAGTTTTGTGATTTCCTGCTTATTATCTGAAACCTCATGAATCAACCCTTTCCCTTGCGTATATTCTGAACCAAGTAATTCCCTCTTAATGTCAGTTACATCTTGTGGAACATCTTTCAGGGCATTAACAATTGTTCTGAAATTGTCAATTTCATCCTTCATAATGCAAGCGCCGTTTTTAGTAGTCATAGCAAATCATTATTAAAGTGATTATTAATGTAGTCATATTAATTTGCTTCAATTGCCTCAACCCAGTTATCTTTAATTATCTGATCTCCAGTATCATTGGGGTGTACCCCATCCCCTGAATCAAAAGCCTCATCTAAATACTCATCTTCATCCAAATCAAGCCCCGTGGTGTTCGCGGTCATCACATAATCAATTCCTGTGATTGTACTGCTTATTGCGGCATTTAAAGCCAACCATTTCGTATGATTTACCTCACCCTCTGCTGTGGGCGTCAATGTCGCTGCAATAATTATAGCTTCCGGCGCATCGGTATTTAGTTGATCAACCAAAATTTGATAATGGCCAGGACCGTCTGCTTCGGCACCAAGATCGTTAAGACCTATTTGTAAGCATATATATTCAAACGATTGTTGGGCCGAATCACTTAGTGCGTCCCACGCTGTTTTTTGTTGAAGAATTGTGTGGCCTGAAACCGCAATATTTGTTATCACATAAGGTTCGTCGTCGGCAATAAACAAATCATCAATAGGGGCCATAGTGCTATTCCCGAGTAACAATACTTCCGATTGATCAATTTCAACCGTGAACCTTACACCAATATATCCACCATCGTAATCAGCCGAATACCTTACAAAAAGATACCTCCCTGAGCTTGTATATGGACCCAGGCTTGATATATCACCAATGGGACCCTCTTTCAGTTCAAGAAAATTATTATCAGTTTGGTTCCCATCAAGTATATGGATTCTATCACCGTTGCCTATTCCGCCAGCGGTAAAGTCTACCGTTGCAGTATTCCCCTCACCGGCATCTATCAGCCATGTTTCATCAAATCCATCAAGGACAAAACCATAGTCACTGCTTTGATAAGTATTTTCTTCTGTGATCAAGTGATCGTATTTTAAATTTTTATTCTGAATTGGTTGCGGAGTTTTTAAAAATGGATTTGCGTGCAATGCTTGCGTTCCCCAGGTCGGATCATCTTCCAGTGTGAATAGCTTGAAATTATCAAGTATAACATAGCATCCATCGTCTGAAGGAGCATAATATTCTCCAGTACCGCCATGAAAGCTACATATAATCACTCCGTCAATACCCCATGCCGGATCATCAACCTCCATATATTTTATCTCATCATCTTCAAGTACTTTATGCCCATCTGCCCATACCTCATGTATGCCATCTGTGTTTGCATCCCCACCTGTAAAAGTATTGATGGCCACCCTTTGAACTACCTCGTATTCATTGCCATAAACCATGAAAATAGTATCCAGCCAATCCGTATTAGCCCATCCGCACCATATTTTATCGTGTGAATATTCATAAGTATACCATTCCCCAGCCTGTTCAAAGTTAACTTTAGCTATAAAGCCATCACTGCCCTCCGGGCATTCTCCCGGTGAAAATCCTTTTGGCTTTGCCGAAAACCCCGGCATTTTACCGCCACCGGAACTGTTATAGTTCCATGAATATTTTATATGAAAGCTGAGATAGTACTCTCGCGCATCAGGGACCACCACTGATACCTCAAAGCCTCCGATAGTAGCCCCCGGCGGGCTATAAACTTTCAATGCTTTGGAAATCTCACCGTCGATAGTGTCGAGAACTATTGAAGATACCGGTACGCCTAAATATACATTGACGTTGTTATAGTTAGTTTCGGGCCAATATTTAACAGAACTATCATAACTAAACACGCCAAGGTTCATTCGGCTGAAATCTTCTTCCCATATTATATTATCTTCTGGTTCAGGAACGACTTTTTGTGGTTTACCTTTTTTCCTGAATAGATTTTTCTGGACATACGATGAACCGACCTTCCTGTATCTGTCTTTCAGCACATTGTTTCGATATGTGTTTTTTTCTATGCGTGTTTCTACCACGAACGGATAAGAAATACCATTATATAAACTACTGGCCTCATCTGTCGTCAGTACACGACTCCACATACCAACTTCGTCAATTAATCCATTGAAATCTCTTAATGTCGATGAACTAGTATATGTCCCTATTATATTTGAGCTGCTCCCATTGGTAACATTTGCTGTTAGTGTAAACGTTCCCGCAGGTGATCCGTTTATATAATATGTTCCAGTGTTTGCTGTTGTATTAAATGTGACTAATATATAATGCCAGTTATTAACAGATATAGTACTTGTACTTTGATCTGCCTCTGACACGTTCACGATAACAAATTGTATCGCCCCATTATTTCTTACAACCAAAGATGCTGCACCTGTTTCACCCCCCACAACGGCAATAAATGAACTCTCATAACTAATGACTTTCACCCATGCACCTATAGATAGGTTTCCAGTTAATTGTATCCGGGCATTATCCGGGAGTGTAATGAATTGTGAACTACCATTAAATGAGTACGCATTCCCTATATGTCCTGACACTCCCTGTGTAGCCCCTGTTACTGTTCCGTTGTTATATCCTGTTGCGTCAATAGCATTCCCCGAAGACTCATCCAACTTCCAATACCCGTTTATATCAGTCAGTAAGCTAGACTGAGAATACGCATTAACACAAACCAATAAGCATATAATTATTTTTCGCATTTCTCAAGATATTGTTTCAAAAGCAATTGTTCAAGTACTGAAACCCTATTTCTTAACTCTTCAAGTTCTATATCTTGCTGTTCATTCTGTTTCAGCAAAAACTCATTCATAGCCTGTAATCTCGGAATAGCAGATTTCCATGAGTTTCCAATTGTATAATGTTTTTTACCGTTTATATCATACCATGCTATTTCCCCACCGTAAGTATCCGACAACATATCTTTCGCCTTCTTTAGTGGTGCTTTTAACGCCCATCCGGCATCTGGCAGTGAGTCTGTTATTATGGCGCCAGTGGCACTTAACCCCAACGACATATCACCATTTATAGAACCTATAAGGTATGGGAGGTAAACTGAATCCCCGGTAGCTATTATGGTGCCATTTAATGAAACAGAATCTTCGTCCATATAAGTATTGGACGACCCCGTTATCGTACTTGATGACGAGAAATATGTTATTTGGTTTAGGTCTGGTGATCCAGTAGTTGCCATACCCCCACCAAACGTAGATGACGCAGCTAATGATATACTACCATCTGGAGCCACAATCGGTACCGAATATACTTCCGGTGCTGAAGTAAACGATACAAGGTTTACGTGTGTCCCATTTGCTGTTATAACAGACCCGGCATGTACACGTGTCGCACTTAATCCCGTGACAACTGCCGAATCCATTAGATTATTTATCTTTTTGCTTAATCCTGAATTATATTCTGAGGTAAATGTAGATTGCGCTCCTGCTACTAATCCTAGCTTGTCTGCGGACACCCATGAGTAACCGGTGTTAGCATCACTGTAATTTGGTCGTATAGGAGCCGATGTAGACGTTGGACTTGTATTCAAAACAACGGCATTTTTTGTATAAAATCCTCCATCCACACTACCTGCTATTATAGTAACCCCGTAACCACCTGCATATTCAAAATAAAAGATACCATTTGAAGGCCCATTACTCCTAATTCTTTTCGACCCAGAAGGATTAAATAATAAAGTGTCAATTGTTACCGAAGTCCAGCTACTATCCCCTGATGGATCAACCCCATCCACGGCACTAGCTATCAATGACTCTATTTCTGCCGGATACATATAAGTTAATGTATCCCTGTAATTATCTATAGCTGTAGCCACATCATCATCACTGGCTGAATTATCCGTTATAAGAGTTATTAACTGACTTATCGTTAATGTAGAATCCCCAATCCATCCCCTTATCGTACTTTCTATATCCGGTATTACATTTAACGTATCCCTGAAATTATCCAAATTAGTGTTTAGTGTTTCAAGGTTTATTGAATACGATTCCACAATATCAATTACAGCTTGTTCATCTACCCCGCTTGCATCTATCATATCCTGGATCTGACTTGATGTTAATATGTTTGATGCATTAAGCCATGTTACCCCGTCATCAAAGGATATAGAATCTACCTTAAGACTGCTTAATGCTGATAAAGCTATGTCAGGCGCAATATGCTGTTTGCCATATAATGTATTGAAAGCTGTCATCGCAGAATCCATTAACCCACTTCTCCCTGTCAATGCACCCAATAAATACAAGTCCATGAGCGTGTTGCCTTGTTCGAGTATTTTTTGTGAGTTTAATGCTTTTGATAAATTATTATTATCTGCATAATTCTTGTACTGTGCGTAGTTTCGGTAAAGTGTGGTGAGTACTGAGTTTTGGGAATATCCGTATAATGTGATTATACTTAATCCGATAAACAATATTAATCGTTTCATCACTATTTTTTCTCAAAAATAGCAATTCTATTAAACTGGATTTTCAAACGGTTTTTGCGGCGATCTTACACCTTTGGCAGTAGTAATATTTTTTACCTAATATTTTGTAAATATCATTCTCCAACTCAGGTGCGAACTTATTAAATTCATCGGTGAATATTACCTTATCCCCTTTTTTTACATCTATCCCTTCATCGGCATTTTCTAACGTACTCTTGGTATAATAATAATTTGGATAAGATGTGTATTCTATAACGCCGTAACGGTAATCAATGACTTTTAAAGATGGTGCAGCTAAGTTTAGTTTTGTTTTGTATGTTTGGTATACCGGGGTAAAAAGCAGATATCCATTAACAGGGATGATCTTTTCTTTTCTTAATGCCGCAATGATATGATAATAAAGTATCATCCGATATTCTTTCCCGTCTGCCGTTTTTATTACTTTTGCGAATAACGAATCATGATATTGTACGAATATTTTATCTCCTTTTTTTAAGTCTATCTTTGTTTTCCAGTATCCTCTTACTTCAGTTAGTTCTTCAGGAAGTTCAGCTACTTCAAATACACGTTCTACATTTTGCGTTAAATACTGGTCTCTATGATAAGATTCCGCTACCCTCTGAAGCCCTCCTTTAGTTTTTTCCTGAAAGTTATTTTTGATCCTTAAACATAACACATAATTGTTCTGAGGTTTCAATCCTTTTATCGTATCCATCCTTATTACCTCGTGGATTTCTCTTTGGGTTTGCATAATTGTATCTCCCTCTGTATTTATATTTTTTTATTACTTTCTCATCAAGATAAAGCCTTCTTCTTAATACTATTGCATCTATCGCTTCTAAGGTTTCTTCGCACTCTTTTTTTAGGGCGATCTTTTCATTGGTTTGTTTTAAGAATTCTATCCTGATTATTTTTTCTTCAGTCTTAGTCTTGACTGTCTCGATGGTATTATTCACAAAGTTTGTTATCAGGTCGTCAAATTCACTTTCGTCCGCGAAATTTCTTGTGGATATGATAGCCAGTAATTCGCTAACCGTATTTCCTACTTCGATGATATACAAAATATTATATGATATGTAATGTAAAAATAAGTAAATTATACTATATTTGAAAAAAATTTCGTAACATTATGCCAGATTTTGAAAAAAACGAAATCTATTTTATCAATTTCCTTCATGATTTACAATCCGAAATATCAGATTTTTTCTATGACATAGCAATGGGTGAAGAATATAACGAAGATACCGCAGGGAGGTTATTCAGGTTCTATAAACTAAACCAACAATTACAGGCTGACAACCAACGAAAAACCCCGGCTTAGTTCCGGGGTTTTGCTTTTAAGTAGTATTATCCGAATCCTCTATCGCGGCTACTGTTTCTGTACACCACAAATCGAGATAATCACTTGGCCCATCACCTACGTCTATTCTGACACGGGAATTTGTGATACCATCAACGATACCATCTTTCTTACACACCGAAGGAATAATAGATATTACCTTATCGGTATTAATTGCCCATACTTCAGATGCATAGTTTACTGCCCTTCTCATCTTCTGACGAGCGCGGGTTACTGTTACGCTTTGTAAACTCATTTCTATTTTATTTTTAATGTTTGTCAAATATATATATTTGTTTTTTGGCGTTTTTTATGTACATTTATGCCATAATTCAGTTAGTTTATGGGTAAAATATTAGGGGTCGATGAGAACGGTGTATACGTTATCGACAAATCACAGCCGGTAAAACTCGATTTAGGTAGTGGATTAAATCAGATGCCTCATGAAGACGGGTGGATTCACCAGGATGTATCTTCAGCAAATGGAATAGAGATTGTATGTGAGTGGAAAAAAATACCATTAGAATCGGGAATAGTTGATATATGCAGAATGGGAGACATAATAGAGCATATATTCCCGGATGATAAGGATACCATATTGAAAGAATGGAATAGGATTTTAAAAATAGGGGCAAAAGTACATCTTACAACTCCAAACTTTGACTATTCATGCAGGGAATACACTCTTGGAAGAATGACGTTACATGAAGCACAACAAAATCTTTACGGCGACAGGATGAACCAATGGTCAATTCATTGGGGAACATATACATTATCAACACTAAGAGAAACTTTAGAAAAATACGGATTTGGAGAAATAGACTTTAGTGAATCTCCGGGAGAAAAAAATTGTCCGTGGTGGATTGTTGCCAACTTTATTAAGATTAATAATGTTCACTAATATCTAAGAATGTCTAAAACAATAGCACTTATCATTAATTGGAATAGGCTTGAATATCCTAAAAACATGGCCGACTGGCTGGCTGAAAACGGGACTGTTGAACCAATAATAGTAGACAATGGCAGCACTTATCCACCGCTTTTAGAATATTACAAAAAATGTCCTCACAAAGTAGAGATGCTTAACGCCAATTGGGGGCCTGCCGGAATATTTTTATGTGGTGTCCTTGAAAAGTACGGAGTATCAGAAAATTTCATAATAACTGATTCTGATCTCGATTTAACCGGAGTACCAAGTGATTTTTTACACATCCTACGACTAGGATTAGACAGGTATAGTTTTGCTCATAAATCAGGATTCTCTTTAAAAATAGATGATTTACCTGAAAACGAACTAAAAGAATATGTCCTTCAATGGGAGCGACCGGCGTGGGGCAATAAATTAGATAGTCAATTTTATTCAGCATATATTGACACTACTTTTTGTCTTTGCAGAAAGATTTATAATGATTTCCCATCGGTAAGATCGGCTCCGCCGTATCAGGTTCGACATTTACCGTGGTATTTAACCAAAGAAAACATCCCTCATGACGAAAAATACTACCTTGAACATACATCGTCATGTAGTGCATATGCAGAAAGATTAAAACTAATGTTAGGAATATGATAAAGATTTATTCTAACGTTGTGAAGGGATTGTTGCTACATCAAGTATGTAGATTTGAAGAAATACAAGAAGAGCGCACAAACCTATGTTCAGACAGTTCATTTATTCAATGTGCTGCTTTAAATATGAATAAAGGAAAGACATTTAAACCTCATAGGCACATTACAAAAAATCGCAATGAAATTTATACCCCTCAAGAGAGTTGGATTATATTAAAAGGGATCGCAAAAGTATTCTTATACGATACTGATGATTCATTATTAGCCACATACATACTTAAACGAGGAGATTCCAGTTTCACTTTTTATGGTGGCCATACGTATGAAATTATGGAAAACAATACTATTGTAATGGAATATAAGACAGGGCCATACGAAGGACAGTCAAATGATAAGATTTTCATATGAAAAAAGTTTTCATATATAATTGAAAATTATTTATATGACGGAGCGTAAAACCCACAGGTCTTTGGTCAAAACATAAAATTAGATGGCGGTATTTGGTAAGGATATAAGGATACATAAAACGGCTGTTTTAAAACAGAAAAGCGTAATTAATTTTGGTAATCATATCTCTATTGATATGGGGGTTTACATTTCAACATACGCTGATATTGGGAGTTATGTTCATATTGCTCCTTATGTTTGTGTAATTGGGGGAAGTGCCGGATATTTAAGAATGGAAGACTTTACTAATATTTCTACCGGATGTAATATAATTATTATCAGTGATGACTTTAAATACGGAATGATCAACCCGATAGTTCCTATAAAATACAGACACTTAATAGGTAGCGAATTTATTATGAAAAGATTCTCAGTTATTGGGGCAGGTTCTACTGTCCTTCCTAACGTGATTATGGCTGAAGGGTCAGCTCTTGGGGCAAACTCATTACTTACAAAGAGTACTGAACCGTGGACTGTATATGCTGGTTCTCCGGCCAAACCAATCGGAGTAAGGGATAAAGAATTTATATATAAATCAGCAAAAGAATTAGGATATGACATATAACAGTTGGCCACTCGGTAAACTTCCAATAGAGAAACAAAGAAAGGAACCTGATACAATCAAAGGGATGGGTTATTTATGGGATGATCCACGAGATATCATAGGAATGTTTGAAAATAAGGTAGCTGAGTTTGCCGGAGCTAAATACGCTGTAAGTACAGATTGTTGTTCACATGCCATATTCCTATGCCTAAAACTATTAGGGCTTAGAATTCCCATTACAATACCTAAACGGACATATATCTCGATTCCGATGCAGATAAGACATGCTAATTGCCCGATAAGATATGAAGATTTAGAATGGTCTGGCATGTATCAATTAAAGCCGTTCCCTATTTATGATGCGGCTGTACGATGGCAAAAAGGTATGTATATCCCCAATACATTTATGTGCCTTTCATTTCAGATAAAAAAGACTATCCCTATCGGAAGGGGAGGAATAATATTATGTGACAGTAAATATGCATACGATAGGTTAAAGTTAATGTCTTATGATGGCAGAGACTTAAACACACCATATGACAGTCCTGATCATATAAAATGTATCGGATATCATTATTATATGACACCTGAAGATGCTGCGAGGGGGATTATATTATTGGATTCTAATACCAAAGAGGGGGATTCAGGTAATTCAACGATGTACCCCGATGTATCAAATATCATGCAACGAATATGAAGGCACTTATTACAGGCATAAGTGGTCAGGACGGATCTTACTTGTCAGAACATTTAATAAATGATGGCTATGAGGTGCATGGCCTCATTCGTAGACATTCATTATCGGAAACACAACATCAAAGGACAGATCATATTGATAATGTTGAGTACCATTATGGAGATATGACAGATCCTTCTTCAATTGAAAAAGTATTAACAAAAGTTCATCCTGATCTTATTTTTAATCTTGCAGCACAATCCCATGTCCGTATTAGCTTTGACATACCTCAGTATACGATACAAGTAAATGGCCTTGGCGTGGCAAATCTTCTTGAGGCATACAAAAGGATATGTCCTGAAGCTAAATTTTATCAGGCAAGCTCAAGTGAAATGTTTGGTCTTAGCGTTGAACAGGATATGAGTCAAAATGAGACCACTCCTATGAACCCAACAAGTCCATACGGATGCGCAAAAGTTATGGCTTATAATTTAGTGAGACATTATAGAAGGGCATATGGATTGCATTCTTGCAATGGTATTTTATTCAATCATGAATCACCAAGAAGAGGATTAAATTTTGTCACTCAAAAAGTGGTAAAAGGAGCAGTTGATATAAAAAAAAGGAAGACTAAATATCTTGAACTTGGCAATATAGACAGCATGAGAGATTGGGGCCATAGTAAGGATTACACAAAGGCAATGATTAAAATAATTCATCATAATATCCCCGATGATTTTGTAATAGCTACAGGTGAAACTCATTCTGTAAGGGATATGTGCGATCTTGCATTTGGTTATTTAGGACTTGACTACAAGGATTTTATAAAACAAAATTCTATTTTTTTTAGACCTGAAGAATTACCTTATTTAAAAGGTGATCCGACAAAAGCTAAAACGATATTAGGATGGAATCCTGAATATACATTTGAAAGTACGATAAAAGAAATGTGTGATTACTGGATGCAATTATGAAAAAAGTTTCCTTAATAGTTAACCATTTTGAGAGATTCGTTCAACTAAAAAGAACGTTATCTTCTATAAAGAAAAGTGCGTATGACAATCTGTATGTGGTGGTTTTAGATCATGATAGTCCTAATTGGAATGTTCATATCAGTGAATTAAAAAAAACATATCCTGATTATGAATTTATGTCAATTCCTAAGCCAGACAAAAACAATTGGTATAGCATAATAGTAACATATAATTGGTGCATGAAGTATGTTCTTGACAATGTAAAACCAGATGTGTTTATGTTACAAGATGCAGAGTGCTATCACGTTGGAGATATTATAAGCAGGGCCAGTGAGGTTGAAGAAGCCGAATATATATCTTTTTCCTGTTTTTCTACTGATGAAGAAACTTACAAAAGGACTGATTTTGAACAAGTAATTGAAGGGATAGCCATATCATGTGAAAAAGAAGTGTGGGCTAACGGGGTGAATGCATGGTATAATCACCCGATTTATAGAGGTGTTGGATATGGATTTTGCTGTGCAATGACGGCAGACACAATGAGAAAGTTAAATGGATTTGATGAAAGATATAAAGATGGTGTTGCATATGGTGACGATGATTTTGTAAGAAGGGTAAAGGCATTAGATCTGAAAATTACAATGCCTTTAACTCCATTTGTTGTTCACCAGTGGCACTACGATAAAACCTATATAATAAAAGATGAACTGCTAAGAAAAAACAGGGATGTCTATATTGAGATAGGCCAAGAAGAAAAACATTATAAAGCTATTCACTTGATAACACCAAATTTTTATGAGTAAAATTAAAATATCAATAGTTGTAAGTGTATGGGGTACAGAACATTTACTACGCAGGAGTATTGAAACATGGGCTAATCAGGATTTCCCAAAGGATGAATGGGAACTTATAGTAGTCAATGACTGTGCACTTGGTGATGTAAAATCTATCATTGAACCATACTATGATAAGATTAACATACAATATATCGAGTTTAAGCATTTCATGGGGATGCGTGGCAATACCATTGCGCTTAATACAGGATGGATGTGCGGCAGAGGTGAATTTATTGCAGAATCAACTCCTGAAACAATGTGGCCGCCGAACCTCATAAGACTTCTATACGAGCTTCATGAGAATAAAAAAGACAGGTTTGTAATGTTCAAGACTTACAATCTTACCCACGATATGCAGTTAAAGATTGACTCCGTAGATTGGAGATCAGACATAATGAATATTTCCAAACTCGAAGGATGGGATGCCGATTGGGTTCAGATGAACAAGAAAAAGGGCAATGATTGGGGGACACACCAGACTGATTCCATACGTAAAGATACATGGTTTAAAATAACTAATGGCTTCGGATTCCCCCTTTTTAGCGGCTACGGAGAAGATGATCCGTATTTTCTTGGATTACGCAGACAGAAAAACATTGATGATTTCGTAGTTCTTGATCCACTGTGTATTCATCAACATCATTTACCCTGGAATTATTTTGCATCACTTGGACATAGCCCAATGACAAATAAAAACAGTCATTCGATAAAGAATGTATGGAATGATGTTTCAGGAAGGGTACCCGAAAGAGGCTCATGTGAAATATTTGACGGACAGGACACGTCATTAATGACCGAACAGGAATTATTATCATGGAGAGATTGGGATAATTATTTTATCGAATCGGGAGGCGATCCTAAATATTTAGAACCAAAATACGATTATTACAAAAAATATGGCTACTAAACCTACAATCATTGTTTACGCTGACTCAGATCATTCAGCGTGTTCATTCTGGAGGGCTATCGGCCCATTTAACGAGTTAGAACGGCAGGGACTTATAAATGTTATCCGTGGCACTTATAACGAGTCATGGACTACATTAAGAAGAGCTGACATGGCTTTCTTTCAACGGCCTATGAGCAAGAGATGTAAAGAACAGATATTCATGGCCAAAGATGTCGGATTGAAAATATGGATAGACTTGGACGACTATAGTGTTATCCCTGAATATCACCCGGTATTCGATGTTTACGAAAATGAATTTGATGAAAGATTGTTCTTTAAATATATGCTATTGGCAGATGCTGTCACCGTGTCAACTGAATTCTTAAAAAATCATTATCTGAAATATTCTAACGTAATTGAAATAGTCCCTAATGCTATTAATGATTATTGGTTGTCATTCAAGAAACCGCAGCAGAACAATATAATTTTCTTAAGGGGCGGTGACCATCATGACCACGATATGTATTTTTACAAAAACGCTATCATTGAACTTTCCAATAAGCACAGCATGAAAGTTATTATATGCGGAAGCAATCCTATTTACTTTCAACAGGAAATTGATAATTATTCCTATGCAGGGAACTTTAACCTGCACAGTTATTTTGCTTATATACTCAGGTTCAAACCAGCTATCTTTGCCCTGCCATTCATCAACTGTGAATTTAACAGGGGCAAGAGTAATATAGGATTTTTGGAAGCTACACTTGCCGGAGGGACATCTTTAACCCCTTCATGGTATAACTTAGATAAGTATAGTTTTTCTTATTCGGACTACGATACCTTTTATAGTAATCTGGAAGAAATGATTATCAATCCGGAACTATGCAAAGAAAAACATAGCAATGCCGTTAAACTGGTTAAAGATGAATATCTTCTATCTAATGTTAATAAAAAACGAATAGACATAATCAAAAAACTTATATGAGGTCACTAATAGCCATAGCAGTATACGATACTGACGACAACAAAAGAACTGAGTATACTATCAAAACATATGAGAGTGTTACGAGAACGATATTTGATGACACTCAGGTATGTTTTATAGATAACGATTCATGCCTTAGAACAAAGGAGTTTTTAAAGTCTGTACAATCAGGTGACCTCAAGGTAGATGTTATCACTAATACATCTAACATAGGAACCGCAGAAGCCATTAATAAAGCATGGTATAAGTACAAAGATATCCCTTATAAGATTAAACTGGATAATGATGTTGTATTTCATGAACCTGGATGGGTTGAAGATATGATAAGATGTTTCGAGTTAAATCCTGAAATTGGCATTTTAGGGCTTAAAAGAAAGGACTTGCCTAATGAGCCGTCATCAGAATCCTATCCGACAAAATTAGCTTACCTGAATCATTCTTTAGGGGATAAATGGGATTTTAAGAACGTAGTAGAATATTGCGAAGACATTATCGGCACGTGCCTTATGTTTAACCCTGAATTGTTTAATAAGATCGGATACCTTTATCAGCCTGGATCGTATGGGTTTGACGATGTATTAGCCTGTGCCAGATCGCTTAAAGCAGGGTTCAGGAACGCTTTCTATCCGTCTGTTGAAATAGATCATATTGACACAGGAGAAACAGTTTATGCTGACTGGAAAAGAAAGTATGCCGGAGTATACCTGCCTAAGATCGGGGGAATAATAAGTGAATATAGTTCAGGAGAAAAATCTATTCACTATAATCCGTTTGAAAATAATCAATAGTCCGTATTAATCCTTCTCTTAGGTTAATTTTAGGATTCCAATTTAAAATGTTTTTCGCAAGTGTAATGTCTGGCTTTCTTTGCTTTGGATCATCGAAGGGCAAGTCAGTATAGATAATTTTAGATTTCGACCCTATCAAGTTGATGATTTCAACGGCTAAATCATTAATGGTAAACTCTACCGGATTACCTATATTTACCGGATAATTATAATCTGAGTTCATTAATAATATCAAGGCGTCGATAAGGTCTGAAATATATTGGAAACTTCTTGTCTGATTACCGCTTCCATAAACTGTAATATCTTTGTTCTGTAATGCCTGTACGATAAAGTTTGATATTACCCTTCCGTCATCATGCCGCATATTTTCTCCGTATGTATTAAATATTCTGGCAATTCTAATGTCAACATTGTTTTGTTTATGGTAATCCATGAAAATTGTTTCAGCGCAACGCTTTCCTTCATCGTAACAGCTACGGATGCCGATGGTATTTACATTGCCCCAATAGGATTCTTTTTGAGGGTGGATTTCCGGGTCACCGTATATTTCGCTGGTAGATGCCTGTAATATTTTGGCATGTACCCTTTTTGCTAATCCGCACATATTAACAGCACCTAAGACAGATGTTTTTATCGTCTTTATCGGATTATATTGATACTGGACAGGTGATGCAGGACAGGCTAAATTATATATTTCATCAACTTCCAGAAATATAGGTTGTGTTACATCATGCCTGATGATTTCAAAGTTGGGGTTATCTAATAAATGAATAATGTTTTTCTTTCTCCCGGTAAAATAATTATCAAGACAGATTACTTCGTTTCCTTCTTTTAATAGCCTATCGCAAAGATGTGAACCAATAAACCCTGCCCCACCAGTTACAAGTATTCTTTTATAATATGAGTAGTTCACCGGTTCAAACATACTCAAACTCAATACGGTTCACAGCAGATGTAGGCATTACTCCCTTATGAGTTTTACAGAACATATCTATAAACTCATCCGGCCTCATCCCCGGAAATCCCTCCAAAATACATTCCTTTTCAGTTATGCAGAATAATGCCTCAGAACGGGTTGAAACAATCCTTATCTGACAGATTTTCTTTATTTTCTCCCCCTTCTTTAACCCCTGACACTTTTCAACTGCATTGACAATCTCTCCTGGTTTTAAAAACCACCATCCGTTACGCCGGGTAACTGTTTTCGTCTTTTCTCTCACCTGATTAGGTGTAATCATAAATGACATATTTCTCATAGGTTTTATCCCCTCGCCAAAGAAGACCCTCTCCTTTAGGGGAGGGATGAATTTGGCTATTTTTTAATTCCATATTAAACCACCTTGATTATAATATTTTTCTATGTCTTTTGTCTTAAAATATTCTTTAAGTTTTGTTGAACCATAGCAAATATATTTACCATAGCTGAACATTCCTTTACAGATATATTTTTTTCCTTTAACCCAAAGTGAACTACCCACCCACAGCAAAGCTGATGAGTGGGCTTTCGCTCCTAATGTGTAAAAAGAGCTGGCTCTGTTTAAGAAGACAACCAGTGACTCCATTAGGTGAAATTGTGGGGCAGTGAACTACCCACCCACGCCAAAGGCGATGGGATGGGCTTCATGGGTCAAAGCTCCTTCTACTGAAGGCAACGTACCATGATTTTTTAGTGTATGTTCCGTACACAAATGATTGTTTAAAGCAAAATTTTTGATATTTATGGAAGCGTTTAAATCCCGGTCAAGAACAGAACCACACTCAGGACAAGACCATTCACGGTCTTTGAGTGTAAGTTCTTTGTTGATATACCCACAGCCTGAGCATGTTTTCGAGCTGGGTTCAAACCTTCCAATGCGAAGTATATTAACTCCGCTCCATTTTGCTTTATATTCAAGCATGGTTACAAACATTCCCCAACTGGCATCTGAAATAGAACCAGCTAAACGATGGTTTTTTACCATACCTTTAATGTTTAAGTCTTCCAAAGCAATAGATTGGTTCTCTCGTATTAACTCCGTGCTAACTTTATGCAGAAAATCATTTCTTTGGTTTGCTACTTTTTCATGTAACAAAGCAACTTTATGTTTACGCCTTTTCCCTTTATTTTTTGAATACTGGCGTTGGTTGTATTTTAGTTTATCCTGTGCTTTACGTAGGTATTTAGGGTTATCATATTCTTCACCATTTGAAGAAACTATATATGATTTGATTCCTAAATCTAACCCTACCGTTGTTTCTTCTTTTATTGGTTGTGATTGTTTTTCAACCTCGCCTGTTTCACATAGAATAGAAACAAAATATTTACCTGTTGGTGTACGGCTTATTGTAGCCTGTTTAATATCTCCTTTTATAGGTCGATGTAGGATAACCTTAATACCTTTTTTAAATTTAGGTATGAATATCCTATCACCATCTAAGCGTACTGATTGCGGTATATTAAAAGACTGCTTACCCCTACCTTTTTTCTTAAACTTGGGGAAATCATTTTGCGCTTTAAAAAAGGCTGTATATGCTTTATCTAAATTTGTTATTGACTGTTGCAAGGATTGGCTATTAACCTCTTTCAACCATTCGTATTCATTTTTTAGATTAGTTAATCTTTTATGTAGCGCAAATAAAGAATGGTTTGTCTTATCTTTAGCGTATTCAGTCTGCTTAAAAGCCAAAGCGTTATTATACACAAACCTTGCACAACCAATATGCTTATTGATTAACTCAGCTTGCGGGGCTGTTGGTGATATTTTGTATTTATACGCTCTTAACATATTGCAAATATACAAAATTTACAGAAACATACTAATTAATTTAAATAAATTATCTTGTATTGGGTCGCTTTTATCCCACCCACAGCAAAGCTGATGAGTGGGCTTTCGCTCCTAATGTGTAAAACTTTTGCCTTTCTTGGACTACAAGGCATCAAAGGTTCACCTCTTTGATTTAAAACATAAACAGATACACTCGTGTTCTGTTTCCGATTTGACTCGGATTGATCCCCATCGGGATTGTTTAAGAACCGTTTGTCATTTTTCAGACCAATCTCAACACTAAGAGTTTCCTCTTTGTTTAATTGAGAATTCACAGAGCAAAGGACTTGGGAAGTATCCCCTGGTGTGTTCTTTAACTTTTTCTTAAACTTCTGCATAAAACCTCTATTAAAATTTTAAGCTCCCTAATCAACCAATTACCCTTGAAAGTCACCTCTCAAGCCCTTCCCCTTTAGGGAAGGGTGATTGACTTGGCCATTACAAATTTTCCATTTTTTAGCATATAAAACGTATCTGCCTTTATCTTTTTACCATCAACCTTTGCGGTCTTTACCGATTTTAACTCCCATCCATAACTATTTTGAACCCATTCTGAAAGCGTTATCCAACAATTTAACGGTGCTTTAGCTTTGTTTTTTATCCCGAATCCTACTGCCATAGAATGATTACTATCAATTCCCGTGATAGATGATTCAGATTCATAACCTGTCGTGGTCGATACAGTACCTATACCTGATGCCTGTGAGACTGAACTGTAACCTGATGCCTGTGAGGCTGAACTGTAACCTGATGCCTGTGAGGCTGACCTGTCACCTGATGCCTGTGAGGCTGACCTGTAACCTGATGCCTGTGAGGCTGAACTGTCACCTGATGCCTGTGAGGCTGACCTGTCACCTAATGCCTGTGAGGCTGACCTGTCACCTGATGCCTGTGAGGCTGACCTGCCACCTGATGCCTGTGAGGCTGAACTGTCACCTGATGCCTGTGAGGCTGACCTGTCACCTGATGCCTGTGAGGCTGACCTGTCACCTGATGCCTGTGAGGCTGACCTGTCACCTGATGCCTGTGAGGCTGAACTGTCACCTGATGCCTGTGAGACTGAACTGTAACCTGATGCCTGTGAGGCTGAACTGTAACCTGATGCCTGTGAGGCTGACCTGTCACCTGATGCCTGTGAGGCTGACCTGTCACCTGATGTACTGTTTTCTTTAGTCCATGTAACTTTATCAAATATAAATTTAATTGCACATTCGACTAATGTTTTTATACTTATCTCCGTTTCCACGTGTATCTTAGATGAAGCTATTTTTGAATCATCATTTCCTTTGTCAATCTTACCATCTACTTTACAAATGGCAAACCTGTTATTAGCCGGAGGATAATAATTGAACACATCCAACGGATATTCGCATGAATGAAATCCTTTATTCGTACACTGTACTGGTGTTTCATCCATTTCATAAGTTTTACCAATTTCATACTGAAATTCATTCTCATTTGGAGAACATTTTAAATCTTTGGCAAATCCTTTGTACGTAGTTTTCATAGTGTTATTGATTAAAGTTGTTTGTAAACTACCCACCCACGCAAAGCGATGGGATGGGCTTTAAACCTGACAACGAATGCAAAGAGCAATACATAGTCGATTTTTCAGCAGAATTTACGGTCTGCCCAAGCAAAGAGATAACTTTAGAAGCGTTATAATCAGCGTCTATGGTATCTACATTGCAGTTTGTGTTTGTGCATTTAAACACTTTGTTTGTTCGTTTGCCAATATGTTTACATTCACAGCAAGTCTGCGAACTGTAAGCAGGATTGACCACAACAAGTTTAATCCCATTGAGCAAAGCCTTATATTCAAGTTTTACTCTCAAATCTGCAAAGTTCCATTTATTAAGTTTTGTCCTAAACTTTTTGTTTCTCCGTTTAGAAGTAAACCTGATATTGGTAAGGTCTTCAATGGAAATACCTTTACCCTGTTCTTTTGCAGATGCTACAATAGATTTACTTATTGTGTGGTTAATCAAATTAGCCGTTGTTCTTTCCTTGCCACTAAGCCGTTTAGACAACTTCCTGCAATTCCTTTTAGTGGAACGCTTAGAAGTGTCTGCCTTTGCCTGAATAGAACTACGAACTTTTTGCCGATGTTCACGATAAGTATTAAGCCACTCGGCAGAATGGTTAATACCATCAGAAGTTGCTATAATCGTTGTCAAACCAAAATCACAACCGATAAATTCCTCAATGTCTTTAACATCTTCTTCGGGAACGTCAACGGTCTGAAACAGGTAAAACTTGCCTTTCTTATAAACCAAATCCGCTTCACCTTTAATGTAAGGCAGGTAGTTTCTATTATGGCAAACAAAGGGAACTTTAATCCTGCCACCGATAGCCCAAAGGGAAACAATATCGTTGGATTTGTAAGTCATAATCCTGCTATCATAACCAATGCTTCCAAGCGGTCTAAATTGTCTTTTGGTTTTCTTATCCAATTTGTAGCTATCAGCAACTTTTGCAATACATCTTACAAGAATTTGACTACTAAGTTTAAAAGTAGCCTTGTATTTATGATAAACCTCGTGATGCAATTTAAAATTATTGAAAATACGCTTCTCACAAGCCACATCAGAAATGGCATTGCAAACAGCATTAGCTTCCTTCATCGTGTCGAGAAGCAAGTTAGCCTGTTCATCGGCAGGCAAAAGCTTTATTTTCAATGTCAACTTCATGGCACAAAGATACGAAATAATTTCACATATAAGAAAAATAATTACTAATTTTGTTAAACAATTTAATTATGGAGCGACAATTCCTTCCATCGGCAGCAAAGCTGACCAATGGGTTTCCTTGCCGAAAAGCTTATGAATTTTTTAATGCTAATAGTTTCTAATATTTCACTCTCCTGTACGGCTATCTTAGATTCTATCCGTTCTATTATCCTCTGATAGGCGGTCTTGCCGTCTAAGCCTAATTGATAGGCGTCGGGTTTAGAATGAATCTTCTTCATTGGTTTTATTTTCCGATTCTGTTAAATATGGTATTCCGTATTGATCAATACAAAGCCAATATTCATTTATTTCAATATCCCTGAAATCTCTTGGAGTGACAACTGATATATTTTTATTTTCCCTATGTTTACTTATAAGTATTGTTGATTCTGCTAAATTTTGAAGTTCAGTGCCTAAATGACCTCTTGGCTTTTCCTCATCTCCTTTACGTAATGGATTTATGTGCAATACACAAGCAAAATGGCAATTCTTTCTGTCTGCCAATGCTAAAAGTTTATTAAGAAGTTTTATGCACTCTTTAAGATCATTAAAATCATAAATAAACCTATGAAGTGTATCAAGTATTATCAATCCAGGTTCTTCAGTATTATCAATCACATATTCCAATATCCTTACCCTGTCCTCTGGTGAATATCCTTTAACGGACAATATTTTCAGATTATCAGGGTGTTTATCCAATCCTAATTTTCTGCATATCCTATAAGCTATTCTGTTAACATAATACCTTGATTGCTCAGTGTCTATATAAAAATGAGTTTTACCAAAAGTATGACCTCTTAAATGCTCATCAACTATTCCGTTTTTAATTGCCGCGCTCATAATCAAACTAAGAAGAAATGTTTTACGGCTTTTCTGCTTACCTAAAATTCCTGAAATTCCACCATAATTCATAAACAATTTTTCTGTAGCCCCTTCAATTACAGTTATGCAAGGCTCTGGTTTTTGAAATTTATCTCCAAATTGAACGGTAGCCTCTTTAATGAGTTCAGCTATATCTATTTCCTTTACATTCTCAGGAATGTTAATCTTTAACTGCATTTTGCAATGTATTCTTTTAATTCATTAATATCATTAGGTTTCCTATCGTACTCAAATTCAAACTGCATAATTATGTTTTGGATACGAATAATATTTTCCACAGAGGGCTTTTTAGTAAGCTGTAACCTGTTATCAAATAAAAATTTTAAAGTCTCGTAATTAACTAGCCTGAAATCACTTTGGCAATAATCGTATATGCCAAGAACTAAAATGTATTTATCAAGCTCTGTGTCTACTTCACCGGGAAGTATATTGAATTTCCTTGATATAAGTTTATCTATATCATCGGATTGGTTATTAATAACATCTACCAATCCAGACAGTAGCTTAATGGCATAATTCTTCTGTCTTTCTGATTGAAAGTTATCGAATAATTCTATCAATTTATCTACTTTACTTTGCATCACTTAAAGGATAAAAATCTTTCCAACCACAAGTAATTGCTTTGTTTATTATTTCAATAGCATCAGAAGGAGTTTTAGCATACTCTTTTAATTTTTTTAATAATCTATCGGAAATACGATCAGAGTTTTGACATTTTAATTTTGGTCTTAAAGTAAGGTATTCAATAAAGGCTTTGTTAACTTCTGCGTTCTGAGAATAAATTTCCTTTATCTTATATTTTTCTAATCTGTCATTACTACTACTTAACTTAGTATCTTCTTCTTTACCTAAACCATTACCTTTACCATTACCATTACCTGTGCCCCTCCGAAGCCCCTCCGAAGCCCCTTTGATAAAGGCGTCAATATTGGCAATCCCGAACTTCATAGAATATTGTTCAAATCGCCTTACAATTCCTCTATGAGACGGATTTTTTATAGGGTCTAATGGAAGGTTTTTTTGATGTTTTAAAAAATTATTTATATACAAACAATCACCTGTTATAGAATATGTTAAGCCCCTTTGAAGCCCCTTTAAAGCCCCTTCAATTATAATATTTGTAGTAACAATATCTGTGGCCCATCTTTTCACATTCAGTTCAATGAATCCACCTATATCACAATTATCACATAAATAGTTAAAAAGCAGTTTTTCCATAGGTTTTAAATTGGAATACCAACAGTCCGACCATTTATCTGTATTTGTGTATCTGTATGCCATTTATGAATTATTTATGCTCCATTTTGTGAACTACCCACCCACGCTAAAGCGATGGGATGGGCTTCATGGGTCAAAGCTCCTTCTAACGAAGGCAACGTACCATGATTTTTAAGTGTATGTTCCGTACACAATTTATTTAATGCGAAATTTTTAATATTAACGGAAGCGTTAAGATCACGATTAAAAACAGAACCACATTCAGGACAAACCCATTCACGGTCTTTGAGTGTAAGTTCTTTGTTAATGTATCCGCACGCTGAACATGTTTTAGAGCTTGGTTCAAATCTCCCAATCCTTAGAATGTTTACACCGTTCCATTTTGCTTTATATTCAAGCATAGCAACAAACATTCCCCATGATACGTCAGAAATTGAACCTGCTAAACAGTGGTTCTTTAACATTCCAGAAATATTTAAGTCTTCCAAAGCAATAGATTGGTTCTCTCTTATTAACTCTGTACTGACCTTGTGCAAAAAGTCTTTTCTTTGGTTGGCTACTTTCTCATGTAGAATAGCTAACCGATGTTTACGCTTATTTGATTTGTGTCTTGAAAATTGTCGTTGCTGGTATTTTAAGCGATCTATTGATTTACGTAAGTACTTTGGATTGTCGTATTCTTTGCCATTTGAGGCAACAAGAAAAGATTTAATTCCTAAATCCACCCCTACTGTTGTTTCTTCATTAACTGGTTTTGATTGTTTTTCTACCTCGCCAGTTTCGCAAAGAATAGATACAAAATATTTACCTGTTGGCGTTCTACTTATCGTAGCTTGTTTTATTTCTCCCTTTATCTGCCTATGTAATACAATATCAACACCCTTTTTAAACTTAGGAATAATAAGTTTGTCGTTATCAATTTTTATACTTTGTGGAATATTGAAAGACTGTTTTCCTCTACCCTTTTTCTTAAATTTAGGGAAATCAGTACGCCCCTTAAAGAAGTTTTCAAAAGCAGTGTTCATATTAACAATAGATTGTTGCAAAGACTGGCTATTAACTTCTTTTAACCATTCATTTTCTTTTTTTAAATCAGGGAGTCGTTTAACAAGGCTATACCAAGAATGGTTGGTTTTGTCTTTAGCGTATTCTGATTGTTTAAAAGCCAAAGCATTGTTATACACAAAGCGAGCGCAACCAATATGTTTATTGATTAACTCAGCTTGTGGTGCTGTAGGATTCAAACGATATTTAAACGCTTTTAACATATTGCAAATATACAATTTTTATATTAATTGTTATCTTTGTATAAGATTATTAACCATGCCTTACATCCAACCGACTGAAGATCGGTTGGTTTTACGGCATAAATTATAAAATTTCATCGTCCCCAAAAATCCTCCTGAACATAGACCACAAAAACCTTATCCCTATGTAGAGATACCAAGAAAAGCAAAGGATTATCAAAATAATCCAGACAATTAATAGGATTGAAAGTGCTTGTATCATATACTTAATCTTTTGGTAGTCCTAATAATAACCTTATTGCTGTTTTTCTGTACAGACCTATATTGATTTGTTGTCTTTCTTCAAGGATTTCATCAACAATTCTATCTATTGGTTGTTTTGATTTTAACGAATCAAACTCATATACTAAAGGCTGAAGTATCTTATATGCTTTTAAACACAGATATTTTAAATACACGGATTCTTTATAATAAACCGAGCAATAATTATCAACCTTTTTAATACCTATAAAAACAGAAGCATGACTACCGTAGTTGACACGATTAGCAATGATTTTTTTAGATAACCGGTTTTGAACATACTTATAAAATATATTTATTGCGGTATATCTTGCTAATGCAATTGGGTTAGTTTCCCTGAGCTGTTGTTTTGAACAGAAATTATCATTCTGTGAATAAAAATGAAATGTCAATTTCAGGATCTTGTCAAAGGCTAATAAAAATTTTTCTTCCATGATGTATTACTTTTTCTTCCATGATGTAATTTTACGATCACTTACCAAGCGTAATTTTCACGTACGAATTTGAAGTTCTTACCGGTGGATTAATTTTCTCACCTGTAACCTTATCGTAAGTTTCCGTTTCCGCTTTTTCAATCGTTTTCAAAGCGTCCTCAGTCTTTTTAATCTGATCGAGTAGTTCTTTCCTCTTAGCGTAAAGATCATTCAGTACGCTTGAATTACACCCGGAGAAATCATATTTAACTCCGGTTTCTGCCCTTTCAACTTTTGCACCCTTATATGAAAATACTTTCTGTGGATCTTTTTCAACTTCCGTCATAATTCTGTCACGGACTAATTCATCAGCCCGGAGTATCTTAATGAGTTCTTCCATTGCCTTAAGTTGAATAGCAACATCAAGTGGGTTAATATACCCTGCATCGAGTTCGGCTCTGAACCGTTCAACAAAAGTATTTATCTGACTTTTATTTGACGGTAATACTGTTAGTTGTGAACTTGCTTTTTCTGGTAATCCGCTAATTACTTGATTATCAGAATGGTAAGTCATCTGCTCCATCAGGTGTTGTTTTTGTGTTTTTCTTTTCTTCAAATCGCTGGTCAATATCCGAATACATTGTTTCAGTATCCGTTTTCGTATCATCGTATTTTACATCCTGTACATCTTCAATGCTTGAATTTACAATTTCTTCTTCTTTCTGAGAGAAGTAATGTTTAAGGTATTCCTGAAGTTGCCGGTCAAGTTCTGTAGCCTGTTTAATGTCGATGTCCCTTAATTTTACTGCTTTAAACACAGGTCTTTTGAAAGAAACGGATCCACTACTATCTTCAACAGTTTCAAGTACCGAAACTCCAAATTTTTCTTTGTCTCCTTTGTAATCAAACCAAGGGGAACGGCTTGCACCGTGAAACTGGAAATTAACAAGTTCCATAGGTTTGTCTTTTACAATAAGTCCTGCATAAACTGACTTTGAATAGTGTCCCTGTATTCTTTCAACTTCTCCTTTGATCTTTTCCCAGGTTCCTACTAACTTGATGTCGGTTTTAAAGACCCTTACTGAAAGAAGTTCTTCTTTGATGTTTCTTACTTCATTTGAAACAATACCGGCTTTATAGTTCTTGTTGTACCCTTTAACGGTATGCAATTCATCAAGAACTACAAAGTAAATTGGTAAGGGCAGTGTGATGTTCTTTTCAGTTTCTTTATCATAATACTGAAATGTTCCCGATTCTCCTTTAAATTCTAAGAATTTAACTGTCGGATTTTTTACTCTTGGATTACTGAAGCTCATAATTTATTATTTGTTTAATTAAAGTTATTTGAATTTAATGATTTTATGCCATTTGTGCAAGCAATTGTACCATTTGCCCTAATTGAAATAACATTGAATCATAAGTATATGAAATAACGGCTTTGGCGAGCTTACTACTTTCATAAGGTTCAGTGCCTTTGTATTCAATATTTAGTTCATTGCAGGCTTTTTCCAGTATTTGTATCCTACTTTTTTCAATTAATATTGTTGTGGTTGTCATTATGTAAATTCTAATTCAAGGTCAAAGATAGTCATTTTTTTGATTGTGCAAAGAATTTTCCACATTTTTTATACAGTTATTGATTTATTGTGTATATTTGTAGGAAATATTAAAATATGAAAACTATCATTGAAGATTTTATTAAAAATGAATGACGAGCAAGAGCCTGAGTTACCGGAAGGGACAACAATAAGGTTTGAAATAGGTGATCTAAGAATAAGTTGTAAGGCTGATGAAGAAGGTCTTGTCGTCCGCAAAACAAGTGTTACCGGCGAAGATAGGATTATTATAGTCGGAATGAGTGGAAATGTAATCATAGTAAAATAACGATAAAATGAACCGAATACAAGAAGTATTAATTGAGCAGGGCAGAACGCAGGTATGGCTGTCCAAACAGCTTAACCGTAGCGATGAAACAATAAGCCGGTATTGCACAAATAAAATACAGCCGGATAATATTTATATGGAAAAAATAGCAAGCCTGCTGAACGTCCCTGTTGAAGTTCTCATAGTCAAACCATGCCCTGATTGTATGGGTAATATGATCTATAATGTGATAGAAAAACATTGGATATGTTTGAATTGTAAAAATGTAGTGGAATGAAAAAGACACTAGCAAAGTATTTGAAAAAAGAAATGGTAAGCATAGACCCATTTGCGAACAAATGCAAATTAGCAAAAATTACCAATGATTTAAACCCTGAATACGATACGGATTACCATTTAGACGCTGTTGATTTTTTAAAGCAGTTTGAGGATAATTCAATTGATTTCGTTTTTTATGACCCACCATATTCATTAAGGCAGGTAAGCGAATGCTATAAAAATGTTGGAATACCTGTTACAATGGAAACCACGCAAAGCAGTTGGAGAACAAAGCACATAAACGAAATTAGTCGAATACTAAAACCAAACGGGATTGTAATGTGCTTTGGGTGGAATAGTTCGGGTGTGGGTAAAAAACGAGGCACTGAATTAATCGAAGTGTTATTGGTTGCTCACGGTGGTAGCCACAATGATACAATTTGCACCGTAGAACGTAAGCCACCAAAGCTGTTTTAACATTGCTGGTAATGTATCAAGTGTATATGACGTAAAAAAAGCTAACACCAAACTATGAACGAAGCACTAAAGGCATTTGAATTTAAAACCGAAGGGGAGGGAATTAATGTACTATCTCTTTTCGATGGGATGTCGTGTGGGCAAATTGCATTGCAGAAACTTGGTGTAAAAGTTAAAAACTATTTTGCCTCTGAGATTAAACCACACGCCATAAAAGTAACTCAACACAATTTCCCTGATACAATCCAGGTAGGTGATGTTACAAAACTACACGGTGAGTCATTTCCAAAAATAGACTTGCTAATAGGTGGCTCACCTTGTCAGGATTTTAGCAGGGGTAATGCAATACGTGATGGATTGAATGGGATTAAATCAGGGCTTTTCTTTGAATACTTACGGCTAAAAGCTGAATTAAATCCTACCTATTGGCTACTTGAAAATGTAGTGATGAGTGATGCTGATTATTTCACCATTAGCAACTACATGAAAACCGAACCAGTAAGGATTAATTCGGCTTTGATTTCTGCTCAATTACGTGACCGCCTTTATTGGACAAACGTAGGTCCGGAATACTTCGACTTATTTGGTAGCCGTAAGTGTGTAATACCACAACCAAAAGATAAAGGAATACTACTTAAACACATTTTAGAAAGTGGATATACTGATAGAGAAAAAAGCAGAGCATTACTTGAAAGTGATAGCCGACCATTACGGACACTTGAAAAAATGTGGCATAGATATTCTGATACAGGATTTACAACTGTGGTATTTGAAAGCCCTGATTTAGATTGGCAAAAAGGATTGAGATACTTTACACAAACTGAATTAGAAAGACTACAAACTGTACCCGAAGGATACACCTCAATTTTGAAACGTAATGACGCAGCGTGTTTACTTGGTGATGGTTGGACTGTTGATGTTATTGCTCATATCTTGTCTTTCATGCGCGTGGGGGTTTTAAATTCAAATGCCTTACCCGAACTACAATATGAAACATGAACTCAATAGCTTTTTTTATGGCATATACACGTTGTTATGTGCTGTAAACCGTGAGCGTATGGCAAGCCCAACATGTGCGGTGGGAATGGATTTGAAGCATTGCATATACGGCTGGTATATGCTGTGCGGCCTCCGGCAGGGGTTGGGCTTATTGAGGAGGTTTATTGCACATAACGTTGAGTGTAACCGCATGTAGCGGATTAGAAAGTAATAACCTATCAAATTATACGAATATGAATAAAGAGCAGAACACTTCGCAAACCACAGAACCCGCTATTGCGGTTGACACTGTGTTAGGCAACGTACTTTATTTACCTGAATTGGTAATGAGTTGGAAATCTTTAAATGTAGATAATTTTGGTGTTAAACTACCAATTACAACATATCCAGGGATGGGTAAATATTGGATACCTGTATTTGAAAGCATTGAAGAATGCAAAAAAGAATATCCTGACAGTAAGGTGATAATTATAAAACAAGGGCAATGGTAGTATGTTGCCTAACGGTTAGTATAAACGGTCGTTTTAATGCCGTTTATACATTGTTGTGTGTCTGTGGGCGGTGATTTAGTACTAAACTTTATTTGAAATACTGAACAAAAAAGAAAAAAGGGAGGGGGAAAACTTTATAGAGTACCCATTTATATAAATCTGATACAATGAAAGTATTAACAGAAGGTCACAAGTACCAATTAAGCGGTTTTGAGAACGCTGAAAACACTCAAGAAATCCAATTCATTGAGAAAACGCCAATTGAAGGCACAACCGAATTGAAAACGGTAAATGATGGAACAACTAACGAGGAACTTCTTGAAGTCTTAATTGACCGAATGAACTACTTACAAGGAAAATTCCCTTGCCGTGAAAATGCAATTGTAATTACTAAACTTCAAGAATCTTTGATGTGGTTAGAAAAAAGAACGTCTGACCGTAAAAAGAGAAATGTAGAAGGTAAACAATTGGCTTAAATTTTTGTGAGCGTGGGCTTTTTCTTTTTTGATTATTAGCAGAAATGTTGATTTGAAAAACGGATTTAGCCCATTGCACACAACAAGGCTGGCGGTATGGGTATGTTTGCCCAACGCACCGCACCGGACTTGAATTGAAATACTTAACTTAAAAATACGAGCGATGGCATATTATTCATTGAATACACAAATAAACAAAGGGAAATACAAAGGGAAAAAAGTAGAGGAACTTATTAAAAGTACCGAAGGGCAAAAATATCTTCTTGCCTTACATATTGGAAACTATAATGTGTTTTTAAACCCAGAAGTATTCAGAGCGTTGGCAGATTACACTCGAACAAAGAACGGCAAATTACCTATACCGCATGTTAGCGATACGGTTTGCGATAATCCGCATTGCGTAGACGGTGTAGTAGCTGAAATATATGGCGAAAAAGTTTACTGCGATAAATGTCAATCGCAAACTGGACGCTAACGTTTGACGGTATCAGCAGTATTTGCTTCACTAAATTTAATTTTAAACACAAATGACAAAATTAGCAGAAAATAATCCACAAGGCACGGCAAATATTGCTGATGACTGTGTGTTAGCCACCGTACTTTTATGTGATTGCGGGTCGGCGGAGCATCAAATAATAATACATAAAGACAAAGATTTTTCAGAAGGATATAGAGAAGTGATACTTTGTCCACACTTAATCACATACCGTAATATTTTCAAACGGGTATTGGTTGCTTTTAAATACATATTTGGTTATAAATGCAAATATGGTGCGTGGGATAGTATCATAGTTTCGAAACAAAATTATCTACCATTAAAAGAAGCTGTGGAGTTTCTTGAGTATGGTGGCTAACGGACGAGCGTATGAGTAGTGGCGGATAGAATGCAACTACCTTTCGTAAAGCACAAAGATTGAAAAGAGAACTAAACTTAAATATTAACACAAAAACCGCCATTACTTATACGCATTGTTAGCGGTATGTATGGGCGGATTAGAAGTACAAAAGATGAAAAAATACGAAATAATTTACGCAGATCCAGCTTGGCAATATAAGACCAAAGAAAGCCTTGCAAAAACAAGTATTTTGAATGGGGAGCTTAACACCCATTATGGAACGATGACTATTGCTGAGTTGGGTGGGTTGCCGTTGGGGAGCATTTCAGATAAAAACTCTATGCTGTTTATGTGGGTGGTTAGCCCGATGCTTGATGATGGAATTGAACTTATGAAAAAATGGGGCTTTAAATATAGCACAATAGCTTTTATTTGGCACAAACAAAGGGCTAACCCTGGACATTATACTATGAGCGAATGTGAAATATGTTTAGTTGGAAGGCGGGGTAAAATACCAACTCCAAGAGGGGCAAGAAATGTTCGTCAGTTTTTATCTGAAATGCGTGGAAAACACTCTGCTAAACCAACTGAAATAAGAAATAGAATTGAACTTATGTTTCCAACACAAACAAAATTAGAAATGTTTGCAAGGCAGAGTGCGAAGGGTTGGGATGCGTGGGGAAACGAGGTTGAAAATAGCATTGACCTTAGCCCATATTACCGCTAACGGCTTGTGGTATGAAATCGAAACCGACACCACCACAGCCTGAACAATGCGACTAAGCAACCAGAGGTTTTGTTTTATACCACTTGTTAGCCATCTGGTGCGGTCAATTAGTAATAAACTTAATTTGAAAACGAAATGGAAGCAAAAAATTTTAGAATTGGAAATTTACTTACAAGCAAAGGATGGGGAAATGTTGGGGCAATTGAAGGGATTGAAATTACACAAGATGGTTTTGAATTGAAAGTAAAAGGGTATGTGCATCCTTGGGAAAAAGACAAATATTTTGATTTAGCCCCAATTGAATTAGATGAAGAATGGCTTACAAAATTTGGATTTATTGAAGAAACTCCAAACGAGTTTATACTACGGAAACATCCGATAATTTTTAACATTCATAGAAATTTAGTCACTGGTGAGTTTATGTCCAGAATGAACCCGAATTATTCAATATTAGTTAAATCTGTTCATCAATTGCAGAATTTATTTTTTGCGCTTACAAAAGATGAACTTGAATTGAAAACGGAATGTAGCACTTGTGGCTAACGGTCGGGTATTGGCGATGCCCGCACTTAGAAACTTTAAATTATAAACAAGCTGTCCAGCGGGTATTGCCAATACCTTGTTAGCAGCAGTAACGGATTAAAAAAAATGGAACAGTCAAAACAAGAAAAAGAAATTTATGAGTTAGCAGAACTTTTGATGCAGTCTGAAAACTTAGAAGCAAGTGCAACTATCCTTCGTGATTTTGCTGAAAAGTGTTATCAAGAAGGGGCGGTTGATGCTCAAAAAGATGCAGCGGAAGAAATACGTGAACACTATGTCGAAGGTGGTCGGTAGTTATTGCTGCTAACGGTTGATTATATGAAACGGTGGGGATTTAAAGCCTTACATTTTCGCATCGTAATAAACTAACAACAAGGCAGGTGGGCTAAAAAGACGTATGACACCCCACTGTTTTATATAATGTGTTGTGCGCAGTACGGTTATGAAATTTGCAGTAACAGTTTTTAATACTGAAAGAGTTTCTTACGAAGAAATAAAAGACGTAGGACACACGAAAATTTTTAATGACACTGATAGTTTGAAAGATATAATTGAATGGGGAAACTCTATTCGTGCAAAAACCTATGATGGGCCAAAAACAGTTGATATAACAGAATTAAGATTCAGCAAGTTGTGTGAGTAGTATTGCGCACAACGGATGGGTATATGAAAAGTAGCCCAACCGCAAACTTTGAACAACGCACGAACCTTTCATGGGCTATTTTTTATATACCGTGTTAGCTGTCTGGTGCGGATTTTAAAAACAAAACTTTAATATGAAAAACGAACGTAGTAATAATATTTTTTTGAGCGGTGGCAAAAATGGTTTTGAAAAAAACAAAAACATCCTTTGGTATGGTGAATGCCTTCAGATGATGAAGCAAATACCTGACCAGAGTATAAACCTAATCTGCTGTGATTTACCCTATGGTGTGACTAAAAATAAATGGGATTCATTAATTGACTTGGATTTGCTTTGGGAGCAATACGAAAGAGTAATAGTTGAAAATGGTGCAATAGTTCTTTTTGGACAAGATAAATTTTCTGCAAGGTTGATGCTTTCAAATGAGAAGCTACATAGATATAACTTGATATGGCAGAAAACCACACCAACAGGACATTTGAACGCTAAAAGAATGCCCTTAAGAAGCCACGAAGATATATTGGTGTTTTACAAGAAATTACCAACATATAACCCACAAAAAACGACTGGACACAAAAGGAAGGTAAGCACAGCAAAGCATAAGCGAAACTCAAAAAAGACAACCAATTACGGTGAACACGGATTGACAACTTATGATAGTACCGAACGCTACCCGAAAAGTGTTTTGACCTTTGCAACTGATAAACAGAAATCAGCATTACATCCAACACAAAAACCGCTGGAGTTGATTAAATATCTTGTAAAAACATATTCAAATGAAAATGATTGGGTACTTGATAATACTTGCGGAAGTAACACAACTGGACTTGCTTGCTTTGAATTAAACCGAAACTATATTGGAATTGAGAATGATTTTGATATGTACGAAATTTCAAAAGAGCGGGTGGGAGAAAAAAATATTATTACGGCTGATATGCACGAACCTTCAATTAAAACTGGAACGTAGCACTTGCAGCTAACGGATTACGGCTATGAAGCGTTGCCGAGTAAAACGCCCTAACTTTCAAATTAAAAATAAAATGAATAAAGAGAACAAAACTTCGGATAAGCACGAACACGGCAATGATTTTATAGCCGATGTTATGCAACGTTTTTTAATTTATGCTGATGACTACATCACTTGGAACAAACAAAAAAATGACTGGAATCATTCTGATGAATTTACAGGCACTTACTTAGACGCTCACGAATATGCCCGTTCAAAATATGGTAAGCGTTATACTTTAAATGTTGCATAACGTGTTGCAAATAAATATAGTACGATTATGAAAGAAAAAATTATCGAAATAGTAGGATTTAACATGGAACCCGAAAGGGCTGAACTTATTGCGCAGCGAGTATTGGATTTATTTGCTGTTATGCGACGTTTTAATTTTAGAATTGTAAAAGACGTGAATAGAGATAAAAAACACCCAGGATGGGAAATGATTAATTACGGATTAGAAATTGATAATGAAATAGTATGTTGGTTTGCTTATGAACATCCACAAATGACATTAGAAGAAATTAAGTTGCAACAAAATAAAAGAGAATTATATGAAGAAATTGTGCGCAGGGTAAATGGCGCATAACGGTTGAGGCTAAGAAACGTAGCCTTGTAATCACGTTTCAAAATAGGCAGGAACTTGTCAGGCTATGTTTTTTAGCCTTTGTTACCGCCAGTTAATTTTAAAAGTCATGAGTAATTATTTGGAATTTCAAGAAATTAAATCAGATTATTTTAATGCTGATGGTGAATTTTACGGAGGATTCACAGGATGCTCGCCTGTAAAAAATATTATGGAAAAAATGAACAAAACTATTGAGGAAATGGCAGAACATTCAAAACGCCTTGTTGCTCAAATTGAATCTTTTGACTTTATAAACAAAGAACCATTAAATTTAAAAGATAGTGAACATTTTATTAACTTAAAAAAATATATAGATTATGTGTAAATATAAAAAATCAAACCCGCAACCTAAAAACATTCCATATCCAAGAGTTCAATTTGAATCTGAGTGTGGATTTAAACTTATGTTAACAGAAGGATATGACCAAGATTGGCATAACCACAAAAAATACGGACAGCCATTATTGCCAAAAGGTAAATGCTTAAAGTGTCAGTCTGAAATTGAAGTAGTGCCGTCTTTTTAATTGGCGGTAACGGTGGGTGTAGCTGCCAGTGGCGGCAAGTAACCGAAAAGCATAATTAGAATTATAAACTTTAAAATACTTACAAAATGTCAAACGAAGAACAACACCAGCCATTGCAGCTACACGATGTTAGCCGCTGCCCTTCTGATGTTGAAATGATTGAATCATTAAATAAGAAGGTTGAAGAAAAACAACGAAAACTTAATGACCTGGAAAACAAATTCAGGGAATGCCGGGAAGAGTACAGGCAACTTATATCTTTTCAAATCGCTCAATTAAGAGCAGTACAGATGCTTTACGATGTGATGAAAAACGGAAATACTCACTATCAAAAGGCTTTATTTGCTGAAATAGCTAAGGAATCGCTTGGCCGAGAAATAGGTTCACTTATTGAACGCTATCAAAACACTAAATGGAAATTTCGATTAGGTGACGAACCTGACGAACTACCGTTTTAGGGTTGCGGCTAACGTTGGGTATATGACCAGTAGCGGATTAAATAGTAATAACTTATCAAATTAGTAGAATGAATATAGAAAGCACAGAACTTCAAAACAGCACCGCCCCCGCTATTGGTTATATACCGGGTTATGCACAGGTTTTTTCTCATCGTTTTCCTTATCGTTGGACTTTGAAAGATGCCAACTTTACAAAGGATAAGGGCAAAGTATTTAGTTGCTTTGCTTGTGGTGGTGGTTCAACAATGGGTTACAAATTAGCGGGGTTTGATGTGATAGGATGCAATGAGATTGACCCTAAAATGATGGAAGCATACCGAACTAACCACAACCCCAAATACAGCTATTTAGAACCGATACAAACCTTTAAACTTAGAAAGGATTTACCAAAGGAATTATACAACCTTGATATTTTGGACGGTTCACCACCTTGTAGCAGTTTTTCAATGGCTGGAAATAGAGAAAAAGACTGGGGTAAAGATAAGGTTTTTAGAGAAGGTCAAGCGATGCAAGTTTTAGATACTTTGTTTTTTGATTTTATTGATTTGGCGAAGAAATTACAGCCGAAAGTTGTGGTTGCTGAAAATGTGAAAGGGTTGCTTTTAGGCGAAGCGAAGAAATATGTAAGACAAATATACCGTGAGTTTGACCAAGCAGGATATTACTGCCAACATTGGCTTTTAGATGCTTCAAAAATGGGTGTACCTCAAAGACGTGAGCGAGTGTTTTTTATTTGTTTACGTAAAGATTTAGCTGAACCTTTTTTGTATCAGCAAGATTTGTTTACGGTTAATCCTAAATTGGAATTGAATTTTAATGAGCCGGAAATACCTATAAAGCAATTTGCAAAAGGTATTGCAAAAAAAGAAAGTCAAAATTATTCAGAAGATAGATTTGGCGATGTAATGTTAGACTTGAATAGAGCAAGCAACACAATAGCGACAGACATAAATAGATATTGGCTTGATGAAAATACGTTGATTGATAAAAACACAGTTAGCTTAATAGGTAGTTATCCTATTGATTACAACCACTTGGAATTTAACAACCCTCAGTATTTAATCGGAATGAGCGTTCCGCCTGTAATGACAGCAAACATAGCGACTGAAATTTATTCGCAATGGCTCTCAAAATTGGCACGGTCTTAAACTTGTGCATAACGGCTGCGGGTATGACCAGTGGCGGATTACGAGTACAAAACTTTCAAAATACGATACAGAATGAACGAAGCAAATAACTTTCAAATAGCAGAAAACCCGCCATTGGTTATACCCGATGTTAGCAACTGCCCTTTTTCTATTGTCTTTAACGAGGATTGTGTGCAGGGTTTAAAACGCTTTGCAGATAATTACTTTGATTTGGCAATAGTTGACCCGCCTTATGGAATTGGAGCAGATAAAGCCCAAAATAACGCTGCTATGCAAAGAATAAAAGCAGAAGGTAAAAGCAAAGCTGGGAGAGGTTGGAAATTATACGCTGATACTGATTGGGATAATGAAATACCAACCTTTGAATATTGGGAGCAGTTGTTTAGGGTATCTAAAAATCAAATTGTGTGGGGTGGCAATTACTTTACGGAATATCTGCCCCCATCAATGGGTTGGGTAATGTGGGATAAAGGGCAAAGAGATTTTAGCCTTGCCGATGGGGAACTTGCATGGACAAGTTTTAACAAAGCCTTACGAATATTTGAAATGAGTAGAGGAAAGGCACTTGCTAAAAATAACGAGCAAGGGGGCAGATTTCACCCAACTCAAAAACCTGAAATGCTTTATAGTTGGATTTTGCAGAATTACGCAAAGCAGGGGGATTTGATTTTAGATACCCATTTAGGAAGTGGAAGTTCAAGAATAGCAGCGTATAAAGGCGGGTTCAACTTTGTAGGATTTGAAATAAACGAACATTATTACGAGAAGCAAGAAAAGCGTTTTAAAAACTTCTCGGCACAGCAGCGGCTCTTTTAGGGTTGTTGCTAACATATGTATAAGCGCACTTTACAGACGTAAATAATCATGTAATACAGTAACAATGGCACTTACAGAAAAACAAAAATATAATATTCAACAACTCTCCATTGAAGATACAATAGAAATACTTGACGAGTGTAAAGAAAGACTTGGATTAGTCTCGCAGGGAGATTATAAAAAGATAACAGCGTATCCATATTCCCGTGAAAATTTAGTACAGGATATGAAGAAAGGAAAGATCAGGTATTGGGAGTTGTACCCCATTTAAGGACGCAAAGAGCGACCATAAACAGTTCCTCCTTCATAGATTCGACTAATGCCGACATCTCCAGAGGCTCTTCCGACAGTACCTGCCGTGAGTAAGTTTTGTTTCTGTAATCCGAATTTTAGAATATTATTTGCAGCAAGAAAATCTCTATTGTTTTCAATACCGCATTTACTACAAGTCCAAACTCGGTCAGATAATTTTAATTCTTTATTTATTTCACCACAACCGCACATTTTAGAACTTGGTTCAAATCTTCCTATTTCTAAATAGTTACCGCCTTGTTCCTGCATCTTGTATTGCAACAAGGTATAAAATCTACCTAATCCTAAATCCGAAATAGATTGTGCAAGTTTGTGGTTTCTCATCATACCATATATGTTTAAGTTTTCACACGCAACCGTATTGTACTGTTTGGCTATCGCAGTAGTTATTTTGTGTAGGAAATCTAATCTCTGATTTGATATTTTCTCGTGAAGCAAAGCCACTTTTAAGTTTGCTTTTTTTCTGTTTGAGCTTCCTTTTTGCTTTTTTGAAGCTCTACGTTGTAATACTTTTAATCTTTGTATTGAGTTTTTTAAGTGTTTTGGATTTTCTATTTCAGTACCATCAGATAAAGTTGCAAATGTTTTTATTCCAGTATCAATACCAACAGCATTAACCTTCGATATAGGCTTTTGCTTCACTTTAACATCAGGTAATTCAACCGTTATTGAAACAAAGAACTTTCCAGTTGGTTTTTTCTCTATTGCTGCTGTTTTTATTTTGCCGTCAAACGTTCTGCTAATCTTAGTTTTTATCCATCCAATTTTATTTACAGATACTTTATTATTTTCAAAATCTACTTTCGTGTTTTGCGGAAATCCGACACTGTGAGTCCCTTTGTGCTTGCTCTTAAATTTTGGGAAGCCCTTCTTTTGCTTAAAGAAACGTGTAAATGCTTTGTCCATATTTACAATGGATTGCTGCAAACTTTGAGCAACAGATAGCTTTAACCACTCATATTCGGGATTCTTTTTTAACTGAGTAAGTTCGGTCATTAAAGTAAAAGCGGATATGCTTTTCTTTTCTGATTGGTATTCCTTTATACGTCTATCCAATGCCCAATTGTATACAAAACGAGCATTTCCCAGCATCTGATTTAATTGCTGTTCCTGCTCTTTGTTCGGATAAACCCTATATCGAAAACCTTTTACCATAATGCAAATATATAAAAAATATTTTAATTCCTACACAAAAGCATTAATTATTTTAGAACTCAAGAACGCAAAGAATAAAAACGGGGTACAACACGGTATAAACCGCATTAAAACGACGGCTTATACTCATCGTTAGGAGGAATTAGATTTCCTATAATTAATACTTAAAATCTCAATATTTAGAAATCATTACTTTTGAAGAAAAGTAAAAGGTAATGACTTTAAAGGACGTGTTATATACTTTCTGGCATTTCGTAGGAGAGAAGAAACTTGACATATCACTTGACCAAATAAACAGGTATCTTGAATTCGCGAATGAAGAATTAAAGAGGACTGTATACGGTCGCATAGGCGAAGAAAAAGGTTTCGAGAACGAGCAACAGATAATGGATGCCTTACTACCTTTTAAAACATTTGTAAATATTTCATTGACTAACGGGGCGGGTAATTTACCTGCCGATTACTGGCATAAAGCAAGGATGGAGGTTACTTCTAACGGGTATGAGGTAAAATTTGTAACCTCGGAAGAATGTGCAAGAAGGAGAAATAATTCTATTACTCAGCCGACTACTACTTATCCGATAGTAGAATTAAAAGATGGGATATTTCAAGTATATCCTACTTCAATAACTCAGGTTACGCTTGTATATTTAAAAAAAGGAAATACACCAAAGATTGCATTGAAGTTAGAAAATGCCATCCAGATATATGATTCATCTAATTCGGTAGAACTTGAATGGTCAACTACCGATAAATATCTTGATATAGTAAGGATAATGTTAGGGTATGTTAATGTACCAATATCTAACGAGCAAATATTATCTTATGTAGAACAAAAGGTAGATAAAGAAAATTAATCATGACGCTAGCTCAGATATATAAAAATGTACATACGATACTATCAAAAGATGGTAATGAAGGGTTGATATCTATGGATAGGTGGAATCCTCTTATCTATTCTTTATATCATCAGTTCATTAAGAATAAGATAGAAGAACAGTTCTATATACTTTCCAGTGGTGCGATACGTCCTAAGACTATATATTCATCAAAGCTTATCAACAATTTAATAATTCAGGACACAACAAGTAGCACGCTGGTAGATGCTCAAAAAAGGAAGCATAATCTATCATTTACAATGTTATATTGGTTATCAGCAAAGACGGCCACTGCCTATAATGGACAGATAAGAGAAATTGAACTTATTGATGAATACGAATTAAGGAACAGACAATCATCTATGCGTAAGCCGATAGACGAATATCCGGTTGCTACAATACTAAGAGAGATAAATGGTCTTGAGACAGCTACGCCGCATAGTTATATTTATGTATGGCCTACAGATATTTCATCTATACATTTGTCATACGTAAAAAGACCCGTTACGCCATTTTTAGATTATTATATAGATGCTAATTATCAAACACAATTCATATCGGCAGGAACTACGCAAGCGATAACAAGTGGATCGCAATACAGAGACGGGACAACGACAGGCACTAAAACATCGGCAACGGTGGAGTTGGAACTTGATGAAAATTTTCATCCTGCATTTCAGGAATATATAGTTGGTGAGTTACAGCGTATGTTAGGAGATATGAATTCAGAACAAATAACATTAGCTAAACGGCAAATGGAGGAAAGCAAATGACCAAACAGGAATACATAGATTTTGTTCATGAAGAATTAGGCGAGGCACTCAGAAAGAACATTGAGAAGCAGTCTGTGGAAGCTGCTATAAATACGGCGTATAATCAGATTGTATTCGATCTTGTAAGGGGAGGTGTAAGAAATTTTGATCTATGCAGGAAAAGATTTACAAGTATTGCCGTTACTTATGATTCAAATGCAGATGTTTATTACTCTGATTGGCCTGCCGCGATAGTTCCTCATATTAACGGAGAAATGATAGTCAGTACCGTTCAGGGATCAGGAATAAGGTTTGCGCCTATGTCAGAACAAGATGTCCTTCTTACTACCGGGCTACTCGTTGATTTAATAGACACGACAATTTATACGATAATAAAACGTGAAAGGATTGAATATTATAATATGGAAAGTCTATCTCAGGACGAGATAGACACAGGGTCAAGTCCGACTCCTAAAATATCTACTGTGAGAATGGATTTAGCTATTGAATTCAGGGAGTTCGCAACGACAGATGAGGTATACATGCCTATGGGGAGAGATTATGAGGTACTTGAATTAGCACTTGATTTCTTAAGAAAAGAACCGATTATCGACATAAGAAATAACTAACGATGGCAGAGATAAACACAGAAATAAAAGCATCCATATATCTTGAAGATATTGTAAATAAAGCCATTTATAAGCTGCCTGAAAACCAGAGAAGTGTTTATAACAAAAGGCGGTTTACGGAGTTTGCCATTGACGCATGCAGGGAATTAAGGTTGATGGTCACTAAAGACGGGAAGAAATGGGTCAGGGTTGCCCCCGATGGAAATAATCGTATCGACTTTCCTTCAGATATGGAAGAATTTATAAGTCTTAATGTTCCGTACAATGGTAAGTTATGGCCGTTAACCAGGATAAATGAAATTATACCGACAAAGACGGTTGTTGGAATAGACGAGTCTCTCGACAGTTCAGCAGGGGAAGGTGTTGATTTACCAACGTCGCAAGCGGATAGTTTTACTGCCGTTGGAGGGGTTAATGCTTACGGGTATTATACACTGGATTATTATACCAAAGAAATCATAGTTAATGCCACGATACATGACGAGTTGATATTAATGTATGTGAGTTCAGGAATAAGCGGATCTACATTAACACCGATTCCTGCTAAATATGCTGCCGCTATAGTTTCTTTTATATTATTGGCAGACGTAGAACACGACAGGTCGGTGCAAGAATATATAGTAAGAAGATATCAGGCAATTTATGAACGAGAAAAGAGAAAGATAAAACTTATTGAAATGCCATCATTACAAGAGTGGCTTGATGCATGGAACAATAAAAGTAGCGTAAGATAATGCAATATGGGAATATATCACCGGCAGGTAAAAAATTAAATTGGGATGATGACCTTCATAATATTCCATTGGGAGATTCCAGGGATAGACTGGATATGGTGTATCCCGACGGAGATATATCAGTTATTGAGAGTCGCAGAGAACTTACGTTGATTAATAGAACACTTCCTCCGGGAACGAATAAATGTATAGGGAGCTGCCCGGATATTGAAAATAATGCAGAAATATTAGCAATATATAATAGTAATAATCAACATTGTATCATAAGATTTTATCATGACAATACTTTTCAAAATATATCATATGCGAAATCCGCATGGGCTTTTCAATCTGATAAGCCCGTTACTATGTTTACTATTGGTACAGGTGATGATACAATGTTATTTATGAATGATGGGGTAAATCCTCAGAGGCTTGTCAATATAAAAAACCTTGCAGACGGAAAATATTCTTCCCTGCAAGCTAGTGAGATTAATCTAATAAAACCATCTCCGCAGAAAAAACCGACATTAACATTATATTCCAATATTAATATAGCTACCAATAATATTTGGGGTAAGTTATTCCAATTTGCTTTTATTAATGTATTTGACACAGGGCAAAAAAGTCTTTTAGGTCATTACAGTGATATTGTTTATGATTATCGAAATGAAACTATAGCAGGGGATTACGAATTCACGAATACAGTGAATAATTGCATTATAGTGGGGTTAGAAAGAGATTACAGCAATATTGAAAAATTGGAGTTATATGTAAGGGTAGTCGATATAGGCAGTGGCGCGTTAGGGGGATGGGTCTTGTATGATGTAATAGAGATGAGTGGGGATACTGCTGATTATTATTTTTATAATGACAAGATGGGTACCGCACCGGTAGAGTCAGTAGATTATATATATGAGGAAATACCGTTAACATCGCAAGTATCTTGTTTGGCAGACAATAGAATAATACTAGGTCAAAATAATGTAAATTATGATAATGTAGATATTGATATTGATTTATTTTCATTTCATTATAAAAGGGTTGCTAATCCTGGCGGGATTGCATATCGTTCAGGAGATCCATATATTTCATCTACAACAATGGATATATATTATGCCGGAGGTAATACATTGGCATCTATATATGTAGTGTTATGTAAAGTCATTAATACTGGTAATATTATAGATTCATACAGGAAATTTTATTATCTACATAAGGCGTCGGTGACATCAAATGCCGCTATAGTATCATTTTTCGCAGGGGCTATTACTGAGGATACCGCATGGGCAGGTGTAACTGCCAGTGTGTTAACAACGGGTGGATCTCCGCATAGATTACAGATAAACAATACAGGGTATTCTACCCATACGATATATGCCTATGCTTTTACCGCGCCTATATTGACCAAATCCCTCATTTTAAAAACAAGATGTACGGAAAAATTAGCTATATGTTATTATGATTCATATAATAGACAGGGTAGGGCTTTAATTAAAGACCTTTCGGTAGTTATGCCAAGATATCCGGCTACTTATAATGGATATGTACATAATTATATAACATTTGTTATAAACCATTTACCCCCTTCATGGGCCGTATGTTATCGTTTTATGTATGGTACAAACGGGATATCATCTCATTTTACGATACCTGTATTGCTATATCCGACATTTACAGATACGGCAGATTTTGTAGATGATGGGCTGTATTTCAGATTGGATATTGATGCTGCGTTGAATAGGTGTTATGACATTAATGAATCATCTAATTTTAATGTATTTGACGTGCGTAAAGGAGATAGGATGCGAATTGTAGGGAGGATATCAGGGACATTAAATGAGAGCGACACATGGAAATATCAGTATTATGGGACTGAAGATATAGATGTAACAGTGCTTGGGGTAGATGATGATGGCAAGATATTACTACCGTCACTAAAAAAATATACGTCTATATTTAATGTTTTTCTCCAATTTTACCCTATTTATTATTTTCAGTTTTACAGGCCGATACAAAATACAGGAGAAGATAATTTAGTATACCATGAAATAGGAGATATAATGGATATTACAGGCGGGTATCATATGGTTAATACAAGTTATAGTCCTCCTGTAGAGTCAGGGTCTATATCCATTAATAATCAAAGTGAAGGTGTCCCGGCAAGAGGGGTATTAAATTTTGGGGACACGTACAATTTATACTACCATTTTGGTAGTTTATTTGTACATCTAGGAAGTACGGAATACAGATTGATACCTATTTGGGGGAATGTAGAGTCTGTTTCATCATCATTCGCATATAATTCAAGAGCATTGCCATTTGGAAGGGTTAATACATATAATGCTGATCAACGAAATGAGACCCTTCATACGTTAGTATATGGAGAAAAATATCAAAATGCAGATCTCAAATATAATACAGTAAACAGGTTTATTACCCAACCTGTTTATATGGATATAAAAAATGGAGTTATTACCGGATTAAGTATAAAAGGTGATACATTAAGGGCGTATCAGGAAAAAAAGATTACTGTATATTATCTTAATAAAGATGAAGTAACCTATGCGGATGGGTCAAGGGCTTTGATTACCGGGAATAATTTTTTGTCGGCAAAAAACGAATTACCTTATGATGTCGGATGCTCGCATATCAATAGTATGGCAGGCACGTTATATGCTGATTATTTTTATGATTACAGAACATCGGCATGGTATAGGTTTTCCCAAGATGGATTGCTTAATATCACTGAACCACACGAAACAAATCTTAATGCTTTTAAAATGAAAGCATATGGGATATATTTATCAAAGTTAGTAGCCTCAGCTATAAAGGCAGGGGATACATACTATATAAGAAGCGCATTTGACCCTGTTAAGAACCTATATATTTTTACTTATATTAATAGTACTAACCCATCTCAAAGTGTCACGTTAGGGTTTCATGAACCTACTAACTCATGGTTATCATTCTATTCATTTGCAAATGAATGGTATTTCGGGATGAATGATAATAGATTTTTTTCATTAGACATGGGAAGGGTTTATGAACATCATATCTCATCTATAAGAGTAAGCACAGGATATATAAAATTACATTTTCACACAGGGAATATAAATATATTCAGAAATATAGAGTTAGATTCTGATCAGGTATGGTCTCCAAGTAGTGAATGGGATATAACGATAAATGATGATATGGGTGCCGTACAGAATTATGATTCATATGAATGGAACGCACCGAAGATGGCGTCTCTTTTAAAAGAGATACATTTTAAAAATTACGATACAAAATATATAGCATGGTTTTTAAGAAATGTACTTAACAAGAAGGGTGTTTCGGTAGGTAAGATAGGGCTTGTTAACGGGGAGTTATTACGAGGTAAGGTAATAAACATTACTTTGCGTAATACTAAACTAACAGCTAATATTTTAAGAGCGGTAAAAATAGGGTTTGAAAATACAGTATAAAGAAAATGTTAATTTTGGAAAAACAATAATACGATGGCATTTCGTGATCGGATGTTAGAAACATTTTTTCCTAATATAGCGAGTCAGCAAGAATCAGACGAGCAGAGAGATACTGCTATGCATAATCTTGAGAACTTAAAGCCTAAATATGAAGAACAATATGGGCAATACAAAAAGCAAGTAGAGGAATTACTTCGTAATAACCCACAACTTGATTTAACCTCATACATGGATATGTTGGGTGAAATAAGTTCTGGATTATCAGACATAGGAAGAAATACAGAAGTAGGTGTTGGTAGATATTTAAGGCAGGGGCAGGAGTACACCGATTCGATGCTTGATGAGATAATGAGTTCGACGGGCGATTATTTGTCAGGGTATAAGAAGTTAGCAAGATCGGAAATGCCGGGGATGGATATTTACAGAGATCAGATTACCAGTGGGCTATCCGGAAATATAAACATGTTAAAATCAATGGGAGGGTTGTCACAAAATTCATTGGTGTCGTTATTGCAGGGAAATCAAAGTCAAATGGCTAATTTATCGTTAGAGGCCGGACGATATAAAACACAAATGCAACAGAATTTAGCTGATGCATATTTAACATCAGGGACAGCTAGGGGAGATGCATTAAATAAAGCCGCCGGATTTAGTCAAAATGCTGCGGGAATTAGGACTAACTTAGGGCAGTTTAGCGCGGGAATAGCGGGACAACAGGCAGGAATAGCAGGACAACAGGCTAATATGCAAAATACAATGTTCCAGAATAATGAGATGGCTCGGTGGATGGCTAATCTTAATTGGTCTATAACGCAAGCACAGTCAATGAATCCACTAGCGTTTGCCGCTGATTTATATGGATCACAGGTAGGATTTTACGAGGGAGAATCTGATGAGGCGCGCGAAGAAAGAAGGGCTAATCAGCAAGCCATGATGGATTTATTTACTACATATATGAATACAGGACAAGATGCATTACAAACGGCAGCATTAGCATAATGGCACTTATACCAACATATCAACCAGATAACATAAAACCTTTGGATTTCTCAGGGATTGGACAGTCTATGCAGAATGTTAATTATTTATTTAAGCAAAGAGCGCAAGATCAAAGGTTAAAGAAACAGGCTATCCAAAAGGCCATGATCGAATATAATTCGGCAGAGCCTATTATGAAGAAGCATCAGGAAGTTATGACAGAGGCGATTGATATGCTTCAGGAGGAATACGCCAATATGTTAACTTATGGAGAGGACGGTAAGGTAAAAAGAGGATTCGGAGAGCCTAAAATAACGGATAAAGAGTATTTACAATGGATGCAAAATGCCGCAAAATTAGGAGTTCAGGCTGAAAAATGGAAAAAGGATACTGACCAGGTTTATAAAGAGGTTGAAGAATATAAAAAAAATACCGATAAATATGACGCAAGGACGTTCAATTTAAGGAATTCGGACTGGTTGGTAACGGGAGAGTATGAGCTACCCTTACTGGAAGCTGCACCGGCAAACGTATACGAATATCTTTCAAAACTTGATCCGAGGACGGACAATGAAATAAAAATTGGTACATCCAAAGTTCCAGTTGGTAATGAATGGGAAATAACGATACAATCACTTAATCCTGAGATACAGCGTCAACTTTATTATACGGCTGCAAATAATGATTACGCTTTCCAGAAGGGGTTGGTAGATATGATGATGGATGACAATGCACTCACCAAAGATCAGAAGATAGAATACATAAGAGGCATTATCGCTCCTAATCTGCCTTACGATAAACCGGGGGAATATATGCAGAATGAGGCTGTAAGAAAACAGATATTCAAAGCACATGAAGAAGCTATGCGCGTAGTTGATGAATATGAGGTAGAGAGAAAGTTCGACCCAAGAATTATAGATGCGGCGGCCTATTATAATGACGAGAGGTTCGGACTTTCACAAAGGATAGGCATGGGGGGATCGTATAGAACACCTAACGAGACTATGATTAATTACGATGCAAGGAAGGCTAGGGAGGAAGAAGAGTATGAACCGACAGAACAAAGAACATATACTATTGATGAAATGCCGGTGGAGGGAGTTGACTTAAGTATGAGTACCAAAACAAAGCTTAGCAATTTTCAATTACCAAAAGGTAGTTATACGATGGAGGTAGGACAGACAAAATCACAACTGGAATTAATGACTGAAAGAGCTAATGAACTAGAAAGTAAAGGAGAAAAAAAGAAGGCAAAAGAAATTAGGGACAAGATAAACAAAGGTGAATATTCTTCAGAGACAAGACGAATTACGGCTAAAAAAACATTGTCAGATACTAAAACGGCAGATTATGAAGTAGTAACTTACGGTAAAGATGGATCAGATAATAATGTTATAGTTATTAAAGAACCTGACACAGAAGATTCATACGGCAGGGGGGTAAAAGGAAGGTATATATTTGTACCAATGGAGGGGAATGAATCTATATTAAACCAGATAAACAAGAACTTTAAGAAAGATCAGGAATCGCAGAGTGATCTAATAGAAATACCAGGATTCTAATGGCAGAACAATTTGACGGATTAGGAATATTATGGAACACAGTATCGAAAGAGTATAATATCGGTACTTATGATGAGTTTTCATCTAAGATGCAAGATCGTGAAAAGAGAAAAGCTTTTTACAATACAGTAGGAAAGAGATATAATCTCGGTAAGACATTTATTGAGTTTGAAAATAAGATAAAAAAAAAAGAAGAATTACCTTCAGGAGAAATGCCGGAAGTTGGTGGAACTCGTTTATCGTTATCAGGTTTTAAACAAAATACACTTCAGGGAGGATTGACGGATACAATCAAGGAATCCCTAAAGGACAATTTATTAACAAAGGAAGATAAGTCACAATTTTCACCGGGTATTCTAAAAGAACAATCATTATCTATGCCGGGGTCAGAAATGATATCTTCAAATATCCCTGGCCTATTCAAAAAAGACCCGTATGCCGGATTAGAATATGGATTGAGAAAACAGAGTGAAGAAAGGCTTGCGAGAGAAAACAGATACAGGGGGACAATTGCCGGGAATATTAATTGGGAGGATGAATCTACGGCAAAAAAAATAGCCGGTGGGTTCGCTACGGGTATGGCCTCATTACCGGGTAATGTAATCAATGCCCTTGATTATATGTATAAGATAGCCAATCAGGCATCTACTAAAGACGCATTATTAAGGCAAGGCGGTAAAGAGTATAAAGATGTTTTCGATGAGTTTAAAGAAAACGACTGGTGGAAACAATACAGATACGGACTTCAGACGGCTTCTCAGGAAATGATGGGAGGTTCTATTGTTGATCAATGGAAGTCAGGGGACATAAAAGGTGCGATAGAGAGTGCCGTAGTAGGTGCAGCACAAAGTTTGCCGTTAACTTTAGCTGCTATGTTTGGAGGGCCGATGGGATTAACGTCAGTAGGATTAGTAGCTGCCGGGGAAAAATATGATACACTATCTGAAACAGACCTTCCGATGGCTAATAAGTTATTAAATGCAACAATCACCGGGTCATTAGAGGCGGCCACTGAATCAATTACGCAAGGGTATGGGAAAGTGTTGGAAGGGATATTCCAACGAGAAGGTAAGAAAATAGGTAAGGATATTATAAAACAAGGATTTAAAGGATGGTTATATCAACCGTTAAAAAGATTAGGCATATATACCGCACCGGTTGGAGAGAGTTTAAGCGAAGGAATAAACGGATGGTCAGAGTATTTAACCGATGTAGCTTTCGGGATAGAGGAATATAGTTCTGATAATGCTAAAAGGGCATTTCTTGACAATGCGGCAATAGGGCTTCCTATGGGTAGTACGTTTAGTATAGTAGGGGCATCTGGGAAACTTATAAAACCAGCGTCAAAGACACGGGCTGAAAACGAAAACATTAAAAAAGAATTAAAAGATAAGGCAAAAGTTCCTGAAGATGAAAAGGAACTGTATATGGATAAGGTGCTAAAAGATGTACCGAAAGAGTACGCGGAGCCGGTAAGAAAACAGATAGCTGAATTACTGATAAAGAAAGACGAGTTACAGCAGAAGCAGGAGGAAGCAGGGGAGAAGATAAAGCCGGTATTCGACAAACAGATAAAAGCCGTAGACAATGCAATATCAGAAGTGGTAAATGCGGCTGAAGGATTTGCACAGGACACGGAAACAAAAGGAGATCAATTAAAACAGGTAAGCGATGAAAAAGCAGAAAAAAAACAAGGAGTACCCGAAAAGCCCGAAGCCGCACAACAAGAACAACCAGAGCCAGTCGAAACAGAAAAAGGGCAAGAAGAAGAAACGGTAAAGCCTAAAGAATTTAAGGTAACCAGGATTGCCGGTTTAGGCATGGGACAATCACAGGCATCCGGCACTTATTATTCAACGGAAGAAGGTAACAGGTATGAAACCGTAAGCGGAAAGAAAGCAAAAAGAGAGACGGTAGTCGTAGAGAATCCTATTGAGTTCGATCAGAACAAGAATGAGTTTACCAATTTAAGAAATGAAGTTCTTCAAAAGAATATTGATAAATTCGAAGAAGTAGATTTTGATGGAGCCACGATACCTGAAAGGATAACGGTTGATGATTTGTCTGAATCAGGATTAAACAAATTAGGTGAATTTATAACTAAAGACTTAAGAAGAAATGGCCACTATTATATTCTGTTTACCGGTGAGGGAGAGGGTGAGTTTGTGGTATTTCCTTCAACAGATGAACCCGGACAAGAGGTAACTCCCCAAGATATTGTTGATACCATACTTAATTATCCATCGGCAAGAGCAAGGAAAACGACAGACTTACAAACTCAAATAGCCAGAAGATATAAAGAGGTTACAGGAGAGTCGATAAGGAATAAAAAATACGTAAGCGATAGCGAGGTGAGGAATAACCTTGAAAAGTTTGTTAATGATAATAATATATCATGGTTTACATTTGAAGACTTAGAACAAGGAATAGAAACCAATAAAAATAAACTAACAAAATCAGAATATGAACAGTACAAAGACTACATCAACAACGAAAAAGAATCCTTCGATGCCGGAGAAACATTCTGGGAAGATGACATGGCAGGAACAATTGGAGAGAGCCAGGAAGAACCTGTTCGAGAAGAACAAACAGGAACAAGAGAAAAGTTAGATCAAGAAATAAATGATCTGAAAGACCAACTTGTTAAGGCAAAACAAAACAGACAAGAGAAAATAGCTGAATTTAATTCTCGTAAAGGATTATTTGGTGATACTAAACGAGAAACAGAAGGTACTACATTATTTGAATCCCCTACCGATTTATCTCAAGAAAGTTTAAATAAGTTTATTCAACCAGAAGAAAATGTAATTAAAAGACTTACATCTCAAATAGATAAGTTAGAATCTACTAAGGAAAGTAAGATTAAAGAATCAGAGGGTCAATTAAAAATACAAAAAAATGAGTCCATTCAGAAGCAAAAAGCAACGCCGGTTTCTAAGGTGGAAACACCCGAAAATATACAAGAAGTGGAAACAGAAATACGGGCTGAAAATAAGAAGGAAAAAGAAAAAATAGAACAAAATGAAATACGACAAGAGAAAACAGGAGAGGTTAGCCCTACGGAAGTTCGGGACAACGACAAGCAAGGAAGCCCTGAAGTTAATTTACGGGAAGAAACAAGAGAAGAAAGATTAACCAGAGCGAAATCAAAAGAAGAACTTAATTCCCTGTTAGGGAAAGATTTTAAATTCTCAGATAAAGATTGGCAAAAAGCCGTTGGGGAAGCAGAGAAAAAAGGATGGTTTAATAAGGAAGATGTAGACGTTGGAACTTCTTATGGTTATGCGTCTACTAATAGCAATACTAAAACAATCGATGATTTAGCTAAAGATTTAACAGAGGGTAAAAGGCAGGATGATTTTATTATAAGCGATAGGGTAAGAAAAATACTAAATGATTTAGGTGTTCCGGTTGCAGAGAAAAAATTACCTTCAAGATATGCTGGGTTATATAAACTAAAACCTGAAAAAATAAGAGTTCAGGCAGCTTTTGATATTGTAGTTGCCACACATGAAGCGGCTCACTACATAAGTGATAAAGCAGGTTTATTTGATAAGATAAAAGGCAATAAACAAATCACTAAAGACCTAACTAATATTTATGTTGAGTTTTATCCGGGAGCTAAAAGGTCACATAAACTAAATAAACGTGTAGAAGAAGGAATAGCTACGTTATTTGAAAATTATTTTACAAACCCAAATGAAATAGGGCAAAAATATCCAAGATTAGTTAATGAGTTTATCAATCCAAAAGGGAAATATCATGACCCTAAATTTACTCAGTTAATTAATGATATGAATAGTCTAGTTGAAGACTATGCAAAACTAAACCCTGAACAAAAGATCGGCGGGAGAATAGTCAGAGGCAAGGAAATTGTTGATAAGGATAAAGGGTTTAATACGGTTCAGAGAATTAAATATGAATATTTTAACAGGTTTGAACCTTTATCAAGAATAAGTAAAAAGGCCGGAGTATCGGAAGAATTTTCAGACCCTTATGTTCATGCTTTTCAATGGATGAACAGAGGAACTTTTATACATGACTGGATAAAAGGTAATTCAAAAATGATTATAGGTAAAGACGGAAATTGGATAAGTAAACCAAAAACTATCCATGACTATTTGAAATTAGTAAAGAACAATGAAAAAGAATTTGAAGTATATCTAGTATCAAGAAGGGTATTATCCGATTATAATTCTATGATCTCCTCAAATGAGGCTTTAAGATTAAAACAATCAGAGATAGAAGGAGTAGAAATCGGTACTGACGAATATAATGAGATCAATAAGGATATTATAAACCTTCAGTCTAAAGTTGACAAATTAAGATCGATATTAAAAAACGATGCATTTAATATACATGATATAGCTACTGTTGTTAATACATATAAAAAACAATTCTTTGAGGCAGAAAAGATATTTGATGATGTGACTAAATCATTGATAGATTTCTCAGAAAATACAGGGTTGATATCTGAAGATATTGCAAATGAATATAGAAATACAGAAGGATATGCTCCTATGTTCAGGTTTATTAATGATGAATTAATAGGGGATAATTTTGGTACTATGCCATCTACTAATTCTCAAACAAAAGCAAAAATGTTTAAACAGAGAACTGGTAGTAAATTAGATATAGTTTCTCCGATATATAATCAAATGATCGCTGTAAATGAAGTAATAAGCAAAGGACTTGAAAATAATATATGGAGAAATGTTGCAAAATTAGCAGATAATAATGTAGAGATTGCTCGAAGGTTTGAAAAAATAGAATCAGAGCCACTTGTTTTAGATAATGGGTCAATTAGTTATCCACAAGATAAAGACCCTAGTCTTATAAAGGTTATGATTAACGGACAAAGGAACTACTATATGGCTGCCCCTGAATTATTGGCTGTATCAAAAAACTTAAGAGGTGAGGAGTGGAATGTATTTAGTAAGATGATTCGTTTACCTAGTGCATTATTTACAAGGCTTACTACTTCAGCTAACCCATTATTTGCTTTAGGAAACTTACCTGTAGACCAAGTATCTGCTTATATTCAATCTAAAACGGGGTATATTCCCGGAGTAAGTGCTGTTGATAGTTTCGTAGAAATGGCTAAATCATTAAAAAATATAAATTCTGATGAAGAAACTTTATTTAGAAAATATATAAGAACAGGTGGGAGAAGACAAACATTTGCTTCATTTCATAATTTATCCCCAGAAGAAACAATAGCTAAAATATCAGGAGAAAAAACATTTGACAGGGTATTGGAGAAAATGGATTTAGGACTTAGCGTACTTGAGTTTCCTTCTAATTCATCGGAATATATGTCAAGGTTTGCTGAATATAAAAGGGCTATAAATATGGGAAAAACAGAAACAGAAGCCATGTTCATGGCTAGTCAGGTAACTGTTCCTTTTCAATTATATGGTAACTGGCATGGGGGAATTGGAAAAACATGGATTAAATCACTACCATATTTTAATGCAGCTTTACAGGTAAATTATAAATTTTTAAAGTCAGCAAAAGAAAATCCTGAGAAAGTAGCTATAATGGGGTCGGCTTTATTAGGAACATCATTGACTATGGCTGCACTGGTTTTCTCATCTGGTAGTGACGAACAAAAAAGACTACTAGCAAATATGCCAGCCAGAGAATTAGCTAGGGCTATTTTCTTCCCTCACCCATTAGATAAGAAAAAATTAATTCGTATAAGAATACCTGAAAACTTAGGGGTGTTTACAGGACTTGGATATTTATTTGCTATTCAGCATTACACAAAGCAAAAAGCAAGATATAAAGATTATATTGATAATACTACTGCTTTTATCCCAGATCAATTCAATCCATTAAAACCGACAGAAATGACTTTTGCGTGGGTTCCGCAAGTGCTATCCCCATCCATAGAAACGGCTGCAAATATAAGGACTTACCCGGAATTATCCCCAATAGTCCCTGAATACATGATAGAATCACAGCCACCAGAATTACAGTATTATGAATACACTACTAATGTAGCTAAAAAAATAGGGTCATTAATAGGGGTATCTCCTGCTAAAACAGAATATTGGATACGTAATCAATTTGGGGCTGTAGGAGGAATGGCTATTGGTAAATTACCTAATAACCCGCTTATTCTTCAGGAAGAACATCACGTAATGAGAGGCCGATCTTATAGTTATTTTTATGATGATAAGAACAAAGCTACACAAGAATATAATTCATTAAAACTCAACTCATATAATGAAGAAGAACAGAACGGAATTATTGAGGATTATGTTTTGTATAACAAGACAAGTGATGTTCTTTCTAACATGAGAAGAACTATTCAAGTAAATAAAGATATTCCTGAATCGATAAAACAACGGTCTTTTGAATTATTAGTAAAAATAAATAATGGAGAAAGAAAAAATATTTATGAAGAAATTGAAGGATTAAATACTGAAATACTAGATTTTTTATCTGATAATGGAATAGATATAGGAAGAACATATAAAGTAACTGTTTCATCAATATACAAGTCAATTAGAGAGTATAAAAAGGAACAATATAAGAATTAGTATATTTGAATAAAATTTATTACGATGAAAAAGTTATTTATACTCATAAGTCTGTGTGTTTTCACGCTTTGCAATGCTCAGAAATATTCATGGGCTATTACTGATCAAGCTAAAGAAGATACGGCTAATTATAATCGTTCCGGTGGTGAAGATTGGACGGGTATGAAAGTTATTATAAGTATAACGATTTGGGAGTTGGAGGATACCACGGGTACGTTCCTTTTTGGAGGTCACGACAATAAGGTAACTGCCGCTACCTCAAAACAGGACTGGAATTATTATTCTACGGACAAAACAGGGGTAGATATAGGCCCTTTACTTGCAGACACGGTAAGCTGTCTTATATTCATTCCTAATGAAGATTCTACAAGATATAATGCAAGGCTAACTATTGAATCATTCGATTTTAAACTACCGGCATATAAGTATACTAAAAATAGCAATGATTCACTTTGGTATTATATGTTGTGGCAAGCTTACAGAAAATGAAACCAATAGAAGTAAAAATACCCGTAGCCGCACTAATAATAACCGGCGTAATAATAATTGCCTCAGTAATTGTAACCACGGTAATAATCACCAACGGTAATGTCAAAAGGAAATTAAAGGGCGAAGTAATCCTTGTAAACGATCAGTATCAGCAGTATAAGACTGAAGCCGAAAAAATCATAAGCCAGAAGGAAGATACTATACAGTACTATAAAAACATAGTGTTCAATAGAGATGAACGGATAAGGACACTGAACGGCAGTATCACTTCACTTAAAAATAAGCTATCCGAAATTCCTGCCGAAGCAAGTAAATATACCCCTAACGAACTTTACGAAGAACTGCAAAAGGTGTACGGAGAAAAAACAGACACGTTAGAATATCCATTTTCAGGAAACCAGGTAACTGAAATTTATGTAGAACATAAATATGCTAACGGGCTTGCGGAATTAACACAGCAATATGAATATATGATCGTAGAGTACATAAACAGGGTTGATGCAAGCGATAAGCAGATAGGGGAGCAGGATAAGTTATTGGAAATAAGAAAATCTATGCTGGAAGAAAGCGAAAAGAACGCGCAGATATTGTACGATAAATTCTTAAAAGAGCAAAAGAGGAAAAAGATATGGAGGGCGACCAGTGCAATAGGCACGGTAGCGGGGATAGGAATTGGATTATTAATTTAGTCGCTAAGTTAATTCGTGAGAACCAAATCGCCTCTGGCGTGGGTGGGTAGTTCACTGCTTTGGAAATGACCGACAAGAAGTTTGAAAATATCATTGAATTAGTTTACATGGGAGGGGGGTTTCTCCCGGCAAACCAGAGAGCCAATGAACTTACTGAAAACTGTGTAAAAGGTGAGATATTAAGTTTCTTGGAGGTAACGGAGCGTGACCTGAAATTTCATAAATGTTATTTCTCATTACTTGGGTACATTTACGACTATCTTCCCATGAGTTTTACAAGCAAGGTAAGCAAAGATAACTTTCATAAGTTCCTGAAGCATTTACAGGGTAAGTACAAGGTTTTATTTACCTTTAAGGATGGAACGGTCATGGTAGAATACGAATCAATTTCCTTTGGCAATATGAGCCAAAAAAGATTTGAAGAGTATGTAAAAGAACAGTTACCGTATATTTATGAAAATGTAATCGGAGCATTCTTTGAAGGTGAAATGTACGATAATATAATCGCTACCATTGAAGAAGAATACGAGAAGTTTTTAGTTAAATTGCACTAAATGATTCAGCGAAAGAAAAAAATATGTAAAGATTGCAAAACGGAACAATACCTTTTCAGTCATGGCCGTTGCAAAAAATGTTTTCAATCATGGTGTTATTCTACACCTGAAGGACAGGAATATCTTAACCGTGTATGTTTAAAAGCAAAAAATAAAGTCAGGATAGAGGGGAAGAAAGAAACTCAGGAAAAAAAAGTTGAATTGATGTCTTGCGATGAATACCGTAAAAAATATGTTCAGCCGATTTTTAATGAAATAGCCAGATTGATTGATTACGGCCAACCTTGTATAGCAACCGGAAAGTTCGGAGGTAAGTTAAATGGAGGTCATTTTCATTCTGTTGGATCGAATAGAACCTTAGCCTTTCATCTCCATAATATTCATCTACAGTCAGAACATTCAAACAGTTATAAAGGAGGCGATAACAATAGATACCGGGAAGGGTTAGTAAGGGAATACGGGCAAAAGTATGCTGATTATGTGGATTCATTAAAATCAATTCAACCTATTAAACTCAGTAAATCAGATTTAATTGAGATTAAAAATATAGCTACAGTGATAAAGAATGAATTGAAAAATAATCCTGTAGTAATGACGGCACAGGAGAGAATAGAAATCCGGGATGAAATAAACAAAAGAATAGGGATTTATAAAACGGAGCGTAAAACCCAGTCATCGCTTTAGCGTGGATGCCGTGAAACCCGAAGCCCATTTGTCTTTAGCAAATGGGTAGTTCACAATCTCCCTGCGAGACTAATCCAAGTCTTTCTTTACACTCGTCAAGTATTTCTATTGTATCTTCAATGGAGAGTTGTTGAATATTATATTTTTGTTTTTCTGTAAGTGCCATTGTTACTGTATTACATGATTATTTACGTCTGTAAAGTGCGCTTATACATATGTT